TTAAATACCCATCTGATGCTTGCCTGTGCTGTGGAGTGTGACACACCATTTTGATACTGCTGTACTACAGCAATACCACCCACAATGTTTTGTCGTGGAGTAAAGTTGATTCCTGCTCTAACTGTGCTTAGGCTAGTATCTGTGTGACTGGCTTCTAGCATAAAATTCACAGCGTCTTTGATCACAGTGTCATAGCGCAAGCCCAGTTCACTCACTGTGCGAGTACGATTAACACTGTCATATGACATGGCTGTGATAGCATCACCAGACTCTATCAGTGCATTGCGCTTGTTCTGTTCCACACGAATACCACCAAACGGCCTAAAGCCGCGCCAGTCTGGCGTATACAATCTGTTGCTGATCCAAGCATCTGCACCTGTGGTTTTACCAGAGTTTGAATAACCTAGGTCTGGCAACAGATGATAGTTGGTAAAACTGTTCTGAGCATAACCTACATCAGTTTTGAACAACCAATTGTTATGGTTGTACAGGCTGTAGATACCCACATGGTCTTTGGTAAGTGATCCACCTGCATCTTGCCCTGACAGTGTGCCGCGCACATGATTGTATTGTAGACCCACTACCCAGTTGCCCTTGATCTGTTTTTCGTGCCCAACACCAAGGCGACGGTTGGTTAACGAGTAGGTGTCGTTGGTGTTGGTTGTGCCACCTTCTGTAACTAGATACCACCAGCCTTTTTCCTGACTACCAGCATTACGAGTTCTGCTGGTCAATCCTTCACCATTGCTGGTATGACGACTTAACACATCGCTGTCCAAGTTCATGTTCATACGATTGTTAGCTGCCTCCAACTGACTGTATTGATCAATTCTAGTGTAATAGTTTTGATTGCTTGAAGTTGTTACAACTTCGTTGGTAGTAGTTACATTGGTTGTGACATCGTTACGCACAGTCACAGTTGTCACTGGAGTTCCGTCGGCGGTAGTAGTAGTACCATCACTCCAGGTTGTTACTGTTCTAGGAGTGGTAACTGTGGTCACTGTTACAGGTGTTGTTTGAGTTGTAGTAGTGGTCACAGGTGTTGTGCTTACCACTGTGGTTGTACGCACCACTGCCAACTGTTTGTTATCAGCTGTGGCGTCACCGCGGTTATTGGCATGAGTAACTACCTCTACAGTGTTGCCACGCACAATAGTAGCACTTGTTACTGTGGTGCCTGGGGTTTCTGTTGTCACAACCTGCGAAGTACCAGGTGCGGTGCTGACCACAGTGGGGGTAGTATTCAAGCTAGATGTCGCTCCGGATGTGCCAGGATTGGCCACTGTACCATCGCCTGTGTCTGTGCTGGTTGTTGTGCTGGCGCTGTTGTAGTAATAGCTGACTTCAGATACTTGCACACTGTTACAATTTTCAGTTCCCAACCAACCACCACCGTAGGCCGCCATACAGTTTGTCATGTTAGGATATAAATCCAGAGCCTTGGTGCTGTCAAAGGTGATAAAGTAATAAACATAGGCATTGGTATTGGTAAAAGTGATATCGCTAGATGCAGTGAAGCGACTGTCACTGAGAGTTATGGCTTGATTGTCAACAATAGTAGTCCAAGTCTTGCCATCATTGGAGCCAAACAAACTGAATTTGCTGGGATCTCTTGGAGCATAGTCGTTGGCAGTGGTTATAGTTAACTTTTCCAGCACACGACCTTGATCCAGCTTGATTGTAAAACCAGCACTGGCACGATCAAAGTTCAGGTATTTTGTGCCTGAGTTGCCATCAATCACATTGGTAGCACCTTCTCCCGACGGACTGTTATTGCTAGTCGGAGTCACTTGTACCACATTAGCACTGGTAATTGCTGTGTATGTTGGCGTGGTGCTGCCGCTACCGGCTGTTTGCCCTGCTGCCAATGGGGTGGTGCTGGCCCAGGTGTAACTGCTTATATCACCGGCACTAACACTGGTGTCCATATTGGTAAAACTGGCACTGGCACCGTAATTGTAGCCCTCTGCTGTGGAAATTACATTTCCAAGCCATCCACTACCAAGATAAAAGATAGCTCCACTTCCCAGTGCTGTTATCTGTCCTGTAGAGTGGATTATTCTATTCAGTGTGTTGTCACTGTTGTACAATCCCATACCATGAGTGCCATCACCATTGTCAATGAATTTGAAATATTGACCAGCGGTGGCTGTGACAGTTTGGAAATTGGAATCATACGGTGCAATAAAATTTGAAGCGTTTAAGGTAGTTCCGCTCCAGTTGTATTGCACATCAAAGATTTGATTAATACTAAACGCACCATCTGTTACTGCGGCATTGGTGTTTGAAACCATGCCCATGGCCAAGGCCATAGCGGCCACGAAGGCCATTACTTTTTTTATTATCATTTTTTTCTCCAACTTTATTATTGTTATTGGTGTTGGTGCTAGTATTTAGGCCAAAATGGACAAACCAAAAAATACTGAGTTATTGCTGTGTTATAGTGAGTGAGCTGGTACTGCCTTTGTTGACATTTTGTATAATGGTCTGACCGTCTTGGTTCAAAGTAAATGTAGCATTTTTATTGGTATCAAAAGTAGCAGTGGCCGTGTGTACACCTGCTTTGTACAGTGTGACCTTGCTGGAATCTTCATTGAAATAATACAACAGTCCCAGTGACTTGTTGGCGGCATAGCCAGGCAACACTGGTATATCTAGTTCGTTGCTCAACAACGAAGCATTTTGTCTGTCTAGTTCATTCAATTCATTGTAGGCCAATAAATCTGCGTCTAAGTCATTTCTATCCAAGGCTGTTTTTTCATCTAGCGCATTGACATCTAATTTTGAAAATTTCAGTAGGTCAATATCTAATTCATTGAAATCCAACAGTCCTTTTTCTTTTCTGGCTATGCCTGCTTGCTCTGCGTCTGTTATTTCTTTTGGCTTGCTGATGATCAACATGTTGCTGATATTGGCTTGATCCAATCTTACCACCGTGGGCTCGGTAGGCGGTTGATAGGCACTGTTGACCATGGTGGCCTGATAAGGAACATCCAATAACACAACTCCTGCTAGATTTCTGACTTCTATCACACCTGTAACACAACCGCCTTTGGGATCACAACTGGGCAGCAGCATCACAAGGCTGCGCCCTAGTTCATCCACTGTCATGGAAAAATCAGTACCTCGTACGGCAATGGTAGCAGTGGGTGTTTTGATAGCTACCTGCTGGGGATTGTTTTTGGCTATCTGTCCCGAGGCATATCGTGCCGTACCCAAGGCCATGTTGATGGCCAACTTGCCTGATCCTTTCTTTGGATCATATACAAAATCATCTATGATCATTTTTGAATGTTCAGTGAGCTTGACTGTGGTTTTGTCTTCAAAGGTAAGTTCGGCCCGAGACTTGGCTGTGGAAATGGCGTCGTTCATTTCAACACCAGTATTCACAGCCGAGGGAATACTTTTCTTGTTCCTCAGAATCTCTGTAGGACCAGTTTGTTCTGTTACTTTGCCAACTGCGGCAGCAGCTTCAATCGGACTGAGTAACAGTAACGTTGTTATTAGAACCGTTGCTGGTAATAACTGCATTTTTATTTGACACTCCACTCTGTACCAGTGTAACCGCATTTGGTGCACCGTTTGCTCCACTGCCCGATACCGTAATTTCTCCTGAATGCAACCCCACACCAGATGCAGTGTGTGTTACATTGTTGTAGTTGCCGGTTATGGCTATGGTGCTTCTTGTTGTTCCTCCGCTGAGTGTTTGTACAGTGTTGTTATTATTACCAACTATTTCAGATCTAATGGTGTTTGCATTGCAGTTGGAAGCCAATGCTGTACCGCAGCCTACAGTTTGATTATTGCCACTACCATCAGCAGATATAACCACAGTGGCTCCAGTGCCATTGGTTTCATTGTTTACCACTACAGAAACAGTGTTACTGGCGCCTATTTGCGTGATAGTCACGCTGTTAAGATCGCCTTTGATCAGTGCAGGATCATCTGTGTTGCCTGATCCGTCAACATTTCCATTCACAAGATTACCAGCTCCTGTTTGCGTGATTGATACTGTGGAATTATCTCCTATTTGCTCAATGTAGACATCATTGGCCCAACTGTTGGATAGCATCAGCCCTGACGCTGATAGCATGACCAACAAACTTTTCCACAATCTACTTTTATTTTTTATTTTAGTTTTCATTTTAGCTCCAGATGCTTGTGCATCCATGTGTTACTTTCCCTTACTGCTCTGCTCCTTTGAAGGCGGTGCTCTCATCATTTTTGCTTCTTGCATGACTTTATCTCTCGCTGGGCTGCTCCGTTGCGGGGGCTGCGCTGGCATCTGACTGGGATGGCGCGACGGTTTGTGATTGAACCAACTCATCTTTGTTCTCCTTAATTTGCGTTGTGCCACTGGCTGCAAGTTTTTTATATCTCCACAAGCCTTTCTTTTCGCCTGCTATGACCATGTCATGTACTGCTTGTTCTATGGCAACTCGCACAGCATAGGTAGTCGGTTCATTAAGAGCAGATCCATTTTCAAGCTCAAGGGCCTTGGTACCTGCGTCTACAAAACGCAACACACCCACATTGTGCTGAGTGCTATAGATAGTTTTGCTAACAGCATTGCTTATTAGAACTTCACCACTGTTAACACTGATCAATCTGAGACTGATAACGATTTCATCCACACGGTATTGTTGGCTTCCACCAATGCCTAAAAATCTAGCACCGTTGCCGCCACTTCTTATGTTGCTGTCATACCCTATAATGCCACCTTCAATCAGCACTCCTGCCACAGTCATTGGTTTCAATGGCCTAGCATCTTTTCCTTCATATACTTCTCGTTGATTGCGTATCAGCTGGCGCTCTTTGATCAGATTATCAAGCCCCACACGCTCTACCACTTTGAACCAGTTGTTGGCGTCTTGCAGTGATTTTATTAAAAACACTTCTGCGCCCTGAGTGACTGCTTTTGAAAACACAGCCAATCTGTCATTGGGTTTCATCTGCCCTGTTTTGTCCGCAAATCCATACACAGCTATGGTTATAGGTGGCCCATCCAAGTCAGGTAATTTTGTTACTAGATTTTCTTTTGGCAGTAGTGCAACAGGCTCTTCTTTGTTCAGGTCCATGTTTACATGAGCACATCCCGAGAGAGCTGTCGCAAGGATTGTGTATAGCAAGATGTGTTTCATTAAAATGCAAAGCTCGCTATTGGGACAATTATTTCTGTTCTGCCACCTGTAGCTTCAATTATGGTCAAAGTTACATCGGTGCCAGTTTTAACCCAACTGATATTTGTACCTTGAAAGTCCATGCTACCGCTGTTGCCGCCACCTTCAGCAAACATTTGATCAGCCAGCTGTTTGGATAATTGGGCGTAGATACGGGCTTCTACATTTACAAGAAATTTTGCAAGATTTGTTTGTTTTGCGGCTGCTTCTGCTTTGGCCAATGCTGCGGCTGCTTCTGCTTTGATTTCTTTGGCTTTGTTTTCTTCCATCTGGAAGATGGAAAGTACATGTTGGCTGTAGCCGTTGCCCGGTATAAACGCAGGGCTTTGAAATTGATGCACCAGCTCGGTTGGACGAGCAACCGCTGATACAGTGACTAGCGCCACCACCAGCAGTAACCTTTTCATCTTCCCAGCTCCTTTTGATAATTCCGCAGGGCTTGTTGATGATTTTAATTGATAGAAACGCCCTTGTTATGTAAGTATTTACAACATCAAGAGCATCAATTCACTGGTGCTATTTTGGTAAATTGGGCAGTATAAGTTTGGTTGACCCAGTGCTGATTATACGGTGCAGGATTTCACTGTAAAAACTGTCTAATTCGCCACTAAATTTTCCAATCAAACTTTTACTTAATTCTGTGGCCCTTGCACAATCGTTATTTTTTACAGCCTGTATCAACTGCTCGTGTAGTGCTACATTAGATTCAAGTGATGCCATTTCCATTACAATTTGCTCCACTGGCAACACACAAAAGGCAGGAACAAGGCCGTCAGGATGCGGCATACTGTCTAGCTCTAGCAAGGTATATCTTTTGCGTAATTCGTCGGCAACTGCTTGTGTAAGAACAATATGCATGTTACCACCGTTGACTTTGTTCTCTAAACGCTTCTAGTCTAGCTGCTTTATTACTTTCTGTTGCGGAACTCTGATTGCCGGTGTTTGCTAGCATGGCTGTTTGTACCACAGTTTGTTCAATGCTGTGTACTGTGTTCTTTAGTTCTTCTACATCGTCAAGTATAAACTTGATTCTGGTATCCATGGCTTTGACAATACTAATCAGTTCGTCAACTTTGCTATCAGTTTCTTTTTCGTACATTAGGCATGGGCCCTTTCTTTAGGGTTAACAACTTTTGCTTTTTTATATATTTCTTGAACACCAATAGCTTGATAATAACAATCCATAAGAGCATTGTGTGCTGCTCTGCGCGATTTATCTCTTGGGTCGCCGTGTACACCAAACAATGTACGACTGTCACGAATTTGCCAGAATTGCCATGGTGTGGGCTTGCCCAGCTGGCGATACAAGTTTTCTAAAATAACAATATCAAACGCAGGCCCTTGACACCAAATACTGTCAACTCCTACTAGAAATCTGTTCAGACTGGAGGACAATGTTTCTAGACTCACTCTGTTTGATTCGCCCATGGCTTCTTCAAAAACTTCAGATTCTTGTTTTCCCCACCAGTCAACAGTTTCTTGTTGTACATGACGGCCCAGGCTCAGTTGTTCGTCGACATCAATGCGCAGATATAAACCTGCTTCTGCATCAACATCCTCCTCCCAGGGATTGAATTTCACAGCGCCAATGGTTAAGATCACGCTTTCTGGGCGTGTGCTCAGAGTTTCTAAATCAAGCATCACATCCATTAGCCGTCTACCTCAAGTTTGATTTGCAAGGGAAATCCGTTGTTTCTTGCCAGCAGTGTGGTTTCTATACCTTTTTGCTCGGCCAATTCAAAAGGATACACTGCTACAACACCACTGCCTTCTTCATGGATTTGAACAGTTTTGGCTTCGGCAGCTTCGGGTCCGTATTTGAATATATTTTTCAAGCATTCAACAATAAATTCCATGGTAGTAATTTCATCATTGACAAAAATTACTTTGAATAGTTTTGGCTCTTGAACATTCAACTTTGGATCATGTTTCAAAGCATTTTCTTGTCTGGGCTTGATAGCAGTGTCGGTTGGCATCATTTTCTTTCCAAAAGTAAAAGGCTACGAGTTGCCTCGTAGCCTACATTATATTACTTAGAGAAAGTAATTGCAACCTTCTTGGGTTTTTGTGTTTCCGGAACTTTGTGTTCCAGAGTCACAGTGAGAATGCCATTGGCCACACCAGCACCTATCACTTCCACACTTTCATTTAGTGGAAACACTCGTTCAAAGTTACGAGTGGCCAGGCCGCGATGTAGATATTGCCAGGTTTCTTCACTGTCGCGCTTGCGTTCACCCCGAATGGTCAGCACACTCTGTCCATAAGTATTTGTCACAGTTTCAATGTCTAATTCATTTTCCAAAAAGCCAGCCACTGCCATTTCGATAATGTATCTATTATCACCTGTGCGAATGATATTGTGCGGTGGGTAGTTTTCTTGTTTGCTCACTTGGAAAGAGCGTTGAATCTCTTCAAACAGTTGGTCAAAACCAACAAAACTGCGATGTAGGGTGGGTAGATCTAGAGTTACATAAGTGGTCATTTTATTTTCTCCTTTAAGCAAAATATGACTTGTAAGACCCCGTAGGCATCTTACATTTTATTTATACTACATAAAACTGCATAAGTCAAGTATTTTGATACTAATAACTTTTTGGAGGCAAAGCATCGCTGGCTAATTTTTTGAGCCAGCGTCTACGAGCTGCACTTTTGGCTTTTTTCCTGGCCGTAGTAGGTTTTTCATAAAATTCACGCTCGCGCAGTTCTTGCAGTAACCCGCTTTCGGTAACTTTCTTTTTGAATTTGCGCAGTGCTTTTTCCACTTGGTCGTTGACCACTTCTACTCGTAAACCAGACAATTGGTTAGACTTAAATCTCATAATTCTCCTATTGAGCAACAGTATTAATTATCATCGATTCATCAATGATTAAATCTTTAATGCCTTCTTTTTTCAGCTGAGTCATATTGAACAGCAAAGGCATCATGGTTGTTTCTAAAACAGCTTTGAGTCCTCGAGCACCTATACCCATGGCATGAGCCTGTTGAGCAATAGCAAGTACTGCACTGTCATCAAACTGTAATTCAATTCCGTCTGTTTGAAAAAAGAACTGCATCTGTGCCAGTAGACTATTTTTTGGTTCTAATAACACTCGCATTAGATCTTCTAAATTCAAACTATGCAATGGTACCGTGACTGGAAACCTTCCAACAAATTCTGGAATCATGCCATAGCGCATGAAATCTTCAGCTGTGGCGCTGTCTGTGTGATTGGTTGTTTGCAAGTTAGTAAACCCAATGCTGCTGCCGCGTAATCGTTTGGCAATAATACCATCAAGCCCGTCAAAGGCTCCGCCGGCCACAAACAATATATTACTTGTATCAATTTCAACTGTTTCCAAAGCTGGATGCTTTTTATTTCCATTCATTGCAACACGACATTTTGTTCCTTCAACCATTTTAAGCAATGCCTGTTGTACACCTTCGCCCGACACATCTCTATGAAGACTAGCACTTTCACTTTTACGGCCAATTTTATCAATTTCATCAATAAACACAATGCCCTGCTCGCAGCGTTCTACATCATTGTCTGCTTCAGATAGCAAACGGCCAACCAAGGTTTCCACATCCTCGCCAACATAGCCGGCTTGTGTGAGGCTGGTAGCATCTGCAATTACAAATGGCACATTCAAATATCGTGCAATTGTTTTGGCCAACAGAGTTTTGCCAGACCCAGTAGGACCATAAAATAACAGGTTACTTTTTTCAATTTCAATTTTAGGTTTGAAAAACACTCGTTTGTAGTGATTGACCACAGTAACGCACATGGCTATTTTGGCGGCGTCCTGCCCCACAATGTAGGTATCTAGAAATCGTTTGATTTTTACAGGATCAAGAGCTCGGCTGATTTTTTTATCAGACTTGATATTTTCAATGCGTTCTTTGTCAAGAATGTTGGCACACAGTTCAATGCATTCATTGCAAATTGCAGCTTCATTGGCCACAATCAGTTTGTCAACTTCACTGCGAGCCTTGCCGCAAAAATCGCAGCTCATGTGCTGCACTTGATTTTCAGCCATAATTTTTGATAAAGAAGTCCATGGGTGACTCTATCTTTTGCTTGTTTGCCAAGAAAGACTTGTTTCCGTAGTAGTACACATTTGGTGCTTTGAGCAACTGTTTCTTTATGTGATCCACTGCGCTGTTTGCTGTGTTTAGAATAATTGTGTCAACACTGTTAATGGCCTGTACTAGCCAGATTTCATCCAACATGATGTCACTGTAGATGTAAACATTGAGATTCAAGGGTGCAGTTTTGCACCACAGAGCAAGGGTATCAATGTCATTCCAGTCTGCATCAATGATAAGCACTGACGGAAAGTCATCATCAACAAAGTCTGGTGGAGTTACAAAATTACTATAATGTTGTGTCATTGCGTTTGAGATGTTGTTCAATTTCATCTTTTTCAGTTTGACTTAGATCATCCACATCAGTTTCACCTTTGCGAATGCTGTCAATCAAATGTTCGATATACGCTTGGTTGTAGGCCAATCTGTCATTGCCAGTTTTATCAATTTCAATCCACTTGCTGTTGTTCCATTTGAACAGTCTGCTTGGCAAATAATCTACTCGTAGAAAAATGTCACCTTTTTGCGGACTGGCAGGAAATTCAATTCCAAAATCTGCGTTCTCGTTGTGATCTGTGACTGGTGCTGTGTACTTGCTAAAATAGCGTTGTTCGTAACCTAGTTTTGGATCATAGTTTGTTTCTTCGCCTGCTATGATTTGTTCTGGAGCAGGTGGCTCTGGGTCGGGCATTTGAACAACTATTTCTTCAGCCACTTCTTCCACCAGTACTGGAGGAGGCAGAGGAATCTGTGTCAATGCTGCATTTAATTTTTCGTTGCGTTCTTGTGCCAGTGCCACTGCTGCCTGCAAATCAGATTGCAAACTTTCAATGTATTGTTTTAACTGTGCCACTTCGGTGTCACTGTTGGTAAGCTGTATGCGCAGTTTGGCCGCTGTGTTATTGGCAGTGATTAGATCTTGTGCAAGTTGTGTTTTATCAGCAGTCAAGTCTTGATTGGTTGCTGTGGTAGCGTTTATGGCAATCTGCAGGTCGCTCTTGACCTGTTCGGCCTGTGCCAATTGAGCTTCAAGTTCTGCTCGGCGCTGTTCAGTTTCAGTGACTCTGGCCTCTACTTGCAAAAACTCTTGAGCAAGATTATCTAAAAATTCCTGTTGCTCGCGCACTTTGACTGCCAACTGTTCTTCAGATTCTGACACTGTTTTGGCTTGTTCTACCATGGCATCGACATCTATTGCAGAATCAATCTCAGCCAGTTTTTCATTGGCTTCTTGAGTCAGGCGTTCAGCTTCTTCTGCGTCCAGGGCCTTGGCAATCATCCGGCCGCGCCAGAAAAAGCGTTCAACTTCTTCAAGTTCTTTCTTCTCGCGTTCTTCCTCTGAAAGAGGATGTTCTTGTTCGGTTATTTCTGCTGGCTCTGGTGCCTGTACAGGACTTTTTTCTTTTGGTTCAAACACCGTGCGTTCAATTGGGCCTGGCCGGTCTTCTTCATCATGTATCCAACCGCCGCGACCTTGCCTAGCCCATTCCAGTTGTTTGTTGCCTGCGAGAATGAGTGTGAGAGCCAACGGATCAAACACAATAACAATCAAGATGATCACCCAGCGCACTGCGGCTTCCAGCATGTTCTGGCTGGCAGCATCTCCGTAGATCAGGGCCGCAATGTATTTGATAGGCCCAACTTCTGCCTCCACTTTTCGGAATTCAGCTCGCAGTGGCGCGGCCTCTTGGCTAAGGGCAGTAATAGTTTTCTGTTCGGCCTGGATCTCAGACTGAAGTCTGACTCGTTCTTTCTGCTGTGAGCGACGGATTTGCACAGCCTTATCGGCACCTTTTTCATCACTGCTTCGGCCCATGACCTGGTCCACAGCTTCATCCATCTGTTTAAGAGCTTTACGATTGGCCTCAATATTGTCTTTGGAGATTTGAATTTTTTCATCATATATGGCAACCCGAGCCATGGCGTCACCTGACACTAGACTTTGGTCACCGTGTGCTTTGGAGAGGAATCCAAAGATGCCCATGCTTGTGAGTAGCATGAGGAATATGATAGCAGGAATGAGATACAGCTTGAATGCCATGCCGACCCGCTGCCAGTTGTTGTGCAACCAAACAGTTGCTACAATTTTACCTGCTTCTAGTGCACCGCCCATGATCATGACGGGAACAACTGCGGCTGCAAAAATGGCTGTGAGACCTACCACTGAATAGTAGGCAGCAATGGCTGAGATTAGTACAGCCACTATGAGAATTAGGTATCCAAAGATCATATGATATTTACCAAGGGTTTGGCACTATATTACACGATTTATCAGGCTAGTGCAACTCAAACGGTAAATTATCAAAACTCAATGGTGCGTATTTTTGTTGTGATTTGCCAATCAATGGTACTGGTGACTGCTGCGCCCGTGGGTGCTTCTAGTCGTAGCACCAGATCCTGGCTGCCGGCTGTGACATTAGCTTGAAGAAAAACCTTGCTGGCATTCACGGCGCCGGCTGGCCAATTGGTCGCATCTGAATTGTACGCAGTTTCCTGCAACACCTGATCCAACACAGTCCAATTGCCGGTGCTTGATGCATAGCTGATGGTGGCAATCCATCTCTTGCGTAGGCGTTTGACCACTGGTGGATTTACCGCAGGATCTGTTACATAGACTCCTTGCACATGAAATTCCACATCTGATTGCTGATTGTTGGTGTAGGCCAGTGGAAAACCTCCCAGGGCTGAGTGATACGCAGTGAGACTGATGTTGGCTCTGTCACCGCCTGCAAAGCCGGCGTAAGTTTGAGTAAATTTATGGGCCACAACCACTTCCCTGAAGGAGTCTAACTCTCCACCATATTCAGTCCACTGGGAAGTGATTGCTGGGCTGATTGTGTAGGTTCCGGTACTGCTGTCATTCATCACAGGGTCAAAAGATCGTCCAAGGCCTGTGGAAGAAATCCTTCCGGCCACGGACTGGTTATACCCGACGGTGGCTCCAAATGTACCTTGCGAATTGCTTCTAAGATTCAAAACCAGGGTGGTACTGCCGGATCTTGCTGTGTAATGAGTCATTTCAGTCTGCCCCACAACACCTGATCCAATTACCGAAATTCTTGCACGAGTACCTGCTGATCCGCCGCTGGCATCTTCTCCTGCAAAGTCTATGTTGCCATAAATCTCGCCACTGGTCACTGTGGTGTCAGGCGAACGCACGAATTGTATGGTAGTTGTGTCCGTGCCAGTCATGATCAAATTGCCACTGGCATTGATGTTGCCTACAGAAATATTGCCTTCGCCTACAAAAACATTACTGGCTATCACACCTCCATTGGCCAAGATATTGCCAGTGATATAATCAATATTTGATTGTATGGCTTGCACATTGCTGTAGGTGGCACTGATGTTGGCATTGGCTGCACTGACATTGTTTTGTAAACTTATGATGTTGGCATTGGCCAAAGAGATGCTGATATTAGCGGCAGCTATGTTACTTTGTAAACTTGCAATGTTTAGGTTAGCTGCGGTTGTATTGGCATTGATGCTGGTGATAGTGGGATCAACAGGTAAGTAAGCAGCCACAACAACATTGCCATAACTGCCCGCCACAATAATAGCAGATGTTAAGCCTGCGTCTACATAGGTTTTCATGCTGCTGTTTGCTGAAACAATGGCTGCATTGGCTGCATTGACATTGCCGATCATGTCGGTGGCAAAAGTGGCCAGGTTAAGTGCAGAGTTTCCAATGGCCAGTTGTCCATACACCGTGGTACTACCTATTACTCTCAAATTGCCTGCTACGCTGTAATCTTGTTGTGCCATTTTTGCAATCTGATTAGTTCACTGTCACAGCAACATAACATCCTGCTGCCAAGGCTGTGAAACAAGTGTAGTCGAGGTGGAATGCAATATTCATAATGTTGTCCTGTTTGGGTATTTACTAAATTTTTTCGCCAATAAAAATGTGACTTTGTCTTTGTGATACCCAAGTATTGCTGTTAGTTGATCCGTAACCTGTGTTGATTGCTGAGCGTATACCCGCATCCAGTCCCGATGCATCATATACTACCAACACCGCAATGCGGTCACTGGCCACTGCACCCAACGCACTTGCTAGTGCGGCGCGGGCTCCTGGTGCTCCACCTGTATCCCATGTATCATACTGGGTAGGACCAGAAACGACATCACCGTATGAATCTAGCACTACCAAAGTATGTCCACGCAGGGCTGTATTTGCCACTGTAATATCGTTGACCACAATTCTGGCATTTTGATAACTGGGAACATCGTAGGTTGATGACTCGGCATAGATCTTGTTACCACTCACATACTGTGTGGTTGATATTGCTACATTTGTGCCAAATGCTTCGTAGAATGTAAATGTGGATACTGTTTCAATCCACGGGCGTCCAACTACAAGTCCGCCTGCATTGGGATTGTTAATTATGGCATTGCTGTTAAACTGTGTGGGTAACAATGTCAAATCATAAGTTGCTCTAGGGTCGCCTACAGCGGCTCTGTTGGCAGCGGCCAGATCCAATTTGGCCTTTTGCCTAAGCTCTTTTGTTGCCAGTGTCGATATGCCGTTTGCAGCCATTATTTTATTCCCTGATAAGAGTATTTATGGTGTTGACTGTTTGAACTGTTTATGTTATATTCAGGCATGAACATCCAAACTTTGCCCACTCTGCTGGAATCAGCTGAAATCACCTGCCCAAGTTCGGGCAATCAACGAGCCTACGCTGATCTAATAGAAGAAAGTGCTTGTGCCATTGCGCAGAATCAATTTGCCGAACAGTATCGCAAGTCGCGTTCGGTCAAAAGCACCGAGGATTTTGCCTTGATTGAAAACGGGCGCACCATCTACATTGATGTAAAAACTCGTCAGCTGGGCACGGATCTAAACATGCCCAACATGATCAGTGTGGACAAGTTAAACAAACTGTTGGATGATGTTGACACAGAATTGTACTACTGGATGATTGACTATGAAGTGCGTGAGGATGGCTCTGCACAGGTCACGCATACCGAAATGCGAGCTGTATGGGACTTGCCCTGGTCGGCCCTGGCTATTCAAAACCTTGGGCTAGGGCAGTTGCAAATTGCCAATTGGTCTGCAATGAATCAACCCGGCTTGCCCAGGGCCGCATGGCATGCACAACTCAAACAGGAAATGCGGGCATTTTACACCCGTCAAGCTCAAAAGTTCCTGGATTTGGCCAGCAAAATCTAGCACAAAAACTGTTGCAAAAAAGTAACACTTTTGTACTACTTTTAGCCCTGCAAAATCAACAGGTTAGTGGGCACTAACTTAGCATTTTTGCAACAATTCAAACGGTTGACCGTTTTGGCCCGTTTTGCTATAATAATGACATGAACTTACAAAAGCCCACTCGCAAAAGACGCCAGGACACCAACCATGCTGTTTACTGTATTACCAATACAGTGACAGGTGCTCAGTACATTGGCATCACAGTATGCGGTGGCAATGTACGCAAGGCACTCAAAGTGCGCATCCAAAAACATGTTCGCCGCGCTGTTACAGAAAACAAAGATTGGGAATTGTGCAAGAGCATCCGTGAATACGGTACACTTGCACACACCTATGGACTTGTTGAAATTGTGCGTGGCCGCAAGCCAGCTCATGCTCGTGAGCGCGAACTGATCCGTACTTACAACCCTCAACTCAACTCACACTAAGGAGGCAATATGATCACAATTGATCCACGAGCCATAGCAGAAAAGTTTATCCGCCACGGTGGTGCGTTTGATCGTGGCAGTGCAGACAGCTACTACCATCGTCCGGCCCGTCCGCATTACTTTGCAGGTGATACCTATGCAAGTGATCCTATCACTGCCGAGCCCGGCTCGCCTGAATACGAAGCCTACATGGCAGGCTATGAGTACAACGAAGCACACGGTGACAAAAAAGACTGGGGTTAACATGTCCTACACTGTTTTCAAACACAATCAAGAATACGGCCCCCGCAAGGGGCTGGAAGGTCCGTTTCATTTTGCCAATGGACGAGTGTTGTACTACGATGTCCGAGCAGGCGAGTACTAAGATCCCCGCACCGACTTTTATGTTGAGCGCGAGGAAGTGGACATGCTACACTGCATGACTGTTGAACTACTAAGGGCTTGATATGAACATTGAGATTCAAGGACTCACACCCAAACAAATGGCGCTGGCAGACATCATGTGGGCTATCAGTAGCCGCGAAGGCGTGGAGAGCTTTATTAGCACACTGCCCCGATCGGATCAGCGTGACTGCCGTACCATAATTGAACTCATGCAATTGGCGTTCGCAGATGAGATCACGGATACCACAGAAGCACAAGAACTGCTATCACAGTTTTAACTGCACAACACAAAACAACAAGCCCGCTTCGGCGGGCTTTTTTGTGACTAGTGTATGGTGCCGTCTGTATCAAAGTCCAGCATGTTGATGTCTTTGATTCCTAATACCTTGAGAATCTTCTTTACCACTGGTGGGGGATTGAGATTGAATTCGTTGGGCGTGAACATGTGTTTGAGTTCGCCGTCGGGCCCAATAATAAACCCGTAGTCGTTTTCGTCAGCAAGGTCTTCCAGTGCCTCAAGTTCTTCTACTTCTACTTCTTGGTCTTTTTGAATTTTGTTGGTCATGGTAGTCAGCCTCCAGCCGACACAAGTATTTACTAATCTGCTGCCTTAATTTTAACACAACAGATTGATCTGTGTCAAAAGCACTAGAGTACACACGCCACATCACTATGTTTTCAAGCTCAGGAGAATCAATGCTAAAGGTGCCATGCATGGCACTTAGTTCAGCAGCAATACTAAATCCATATGCTTCTATTTCTTCCCTAGTGCCTAGATATTCTTGCTCTTCTTTTTTGTGCGAACAATGTTCATGACTCGCATATTCACGAATAGCACGATATTTTCTGCGCTTGGCCTGTTCTCGATGAACAAACTCATGACCCACACACTCAGCAACATCAAAACAAAGCCTACGCCACTGAGTCTGATCCAACACCAAGTGCTGTTGGTCTGGGTGATACAGTAGGTTCACCTCCACGCAAAGACCACGAGCTTGATCCTCATCTGGGTCGTAATTGCCACTCACGCACACTTGTCCTGTTTCCACAAAACCGTGTCGTTGTGTGGTAACTTTTACCAATGGATTTTTTATCGACTGTCTAAAAACTGCTGTGAGTTGGCCAGGTGTGATTGACCCTTGATGTCTGGGTACTCTAGCTAGAGCATACATCAAGGGTACAAACATATTATTTGAAGATCATTAACGCCATGAGCACTGCTTGAATTGCAAACCCTAAACCAATGGTAATAATGTTCAGGCCATCTTTGAGAATGGTGGCTCTAGCAAACAGCAACAGCAAACCACCCCACATGAACAACACCATGTCCACGGGTGGCATGCGATCGCTCAGGCCTGCGGCTGTGGCAATCAAGGTGGGAATAGTTGCTAGGTGGATCAGTATGGCTGCAAACCAACCCAGTGTGTCTGCGCTTAATCGAGCAAAGTTTTCGCTGAACCAGCGTTGGATCCAGCTACGGAATCCGTCGTAGTCAATGTGACCTTGTTCATCTTTGATTTTGAAGTTCATTTTTGTCCTCGGTTGATTATCTTGCTTTGTTATCTGAATAAAAGATGTGACGTCCAATGGTGGCTATCTTTTCTTTACCCCATCTTGGACTCACATAGTCTGCATGATAGTACACAGCATCCTTGAGTCCGTCCAAACGGAATCCTTCCAACAGTACCTTTTTGGCCACTGCCATGCTTTCCTGATACGCGGCAGGATTCACTGGTTTGCGAACTCCTGCGTTTTCACAGTACCAGCTGAACTGACAAATTACTTTGTCATAGATCACACTTTTCTGGAAAATTACTCCGCAAACATCATCTGGCCATTTACCAGACTCCATGCGGTTGAGCGTGACCTGAGCCACTGCTACTTTACCTTCGAAGGGCTCATACCCTGCTTCGTAGTAAATGTTTTGTGCCAAGCATTTGAGTTCACGTTCGCGATCAGCAACTGTTACAAAAGTTGTTGGGTTGCTTGCAATCTGAGCTCGCAGATAATCCATCTTGGCCACGGTGACTTTGGAAGCTACCATAAATGCAAGCACAAGGCCTGTCACTATAAATGCAAAACGGATCAATGCTCCTGTAAACACTCGAGGTGTTCCTTGGGCGAGATTTTTCATATATTTCTCCTTTCAATTCACGGATTGATAAATCCGTAGTTCTATTTACGGACTCAATTGTAGACTAATAATACACTATAAATCGGAAAGTGTCAAGGCTAACTACAAAGATCGAAAATAAACTACGCTGTTAACACCGTTCTAATGGGTTTTTATACCATTAACGGCTTATACAACTGTGCGTCTTGAGCGACTTGCTTCATAGTATCCGGCCTGCAATTCAAAAAAGTGGCGCTGATATCCATAGTATGCATTGATAAAAATTAGATCCCTCGTTTGTTCTTCCGTGAGTCTATTGTTTACTGCATAGTTAGTGATTATGGTTTGTTGCTCAGTAGTGAGCCCAAAACCAAATTTTGCGCGGCGTTTTGCCGCTTCGTCTTCAATGTCAACCTTGGGCATTTTAATTCCCAAAGTTTGAAGTGTTTGAGTGTTTCTTGCTTCTGCTTGCATGGCCAAAATAGCTTGCCCTCCTCGAGTGTTTGGATTGGCCATAGTAGCAATAAGATTGTTAAATCCTGTGGCATCTGCCACAGCTTCAATGATATTGGTCACTAGTGATATCACAGCCTTTACACCGTTAGTGAAACTCCAAAAGCCTTCTTTGTTATCCTTTAAGGCCGTGAGCAATCCTGTGTTCATTCCAGCAGCGGCCGAAGATCCGCCGTCTGCTCCATTTGTTGCCGCAGTGCCAGCAATGGCTGTACCAATTGCCGTCGCAACTTGAGCAATGGTTTGAATAATAGAATAAACTGCGTAGCCCATGGCCACTGCGTTGGTAATTTCACTTACCAATTGCAGAGCACTTTCTAAAATGCCTTCTTCTGCATCTGCGCTGGCCTGTTGCACCACAGGGTCTGGTGAATTTTTCACTGCTTCCAGTGCAGCAATTAAATTTGCTTCCGCAATGGCGTTCAATGGGTCACCTGGATCATCATGCAGTTCGTAAAACTCCAATGCTACCAATAGAGCTTGCCCTTCAGCGGTGCTTTCGAGTCTGTCATTGGCTTCGCTAATTTTCTGATAAGCTTCGGTATGTGCAGCACCGCCGGCCGTGCCAATCAAATCAGTAAGAGTGGCTTCGCCAAACAATCCACTGCCAGAGCTTAGATATGGTTTAAGAGCTGCCATATCACTTTCAAAGCTGGGGTTGTTGATTAATCCAATATCAGGTAAATCCAGTTGATCTAGAGTTTCAGCAATCAACTCCCAGGTCACGCGATTGGTGATTCCAAGGCTGGCAATTTGTCGACCAAAGTTTTCTAAATCACCGTAGGGTATGTTATCTAGTGCGCTCTGTGTCATCAATACATCTGGCCTACACAGATCAGCTGCGGTTTGACAGTTGCCAGGCTGCGCCAGTATTACACCCGTGCGTTCAATAATTACTTTTAACTCGTTGCCGGTAATGAGCTTGAGTGCTTCTTTTATGGCCACTGGACTGCTGTTGAACACTTCCTCATCGTTGTCAATGAATATGAACTCTTTTAACAAAGCTTCTCGCAAGCCTACATCTTCTGCAATACCCTGTTCACGCAAACTGTATATCAGTCCGCTTGGAGTTCCAATCCATTCTGGCAAATTTGGATCCCAGAGTGTGCCAAGATTTCTCATGGCTGCGGTAACTGTGCGCAACCCTGCGCGAATTTGTGCACCGCTGATGGAAATGCCAGATGCTGTGAGTCGTCTGCCCGCAATAGTATTGCCAGCAGCTGGGCCAAGTTGTGCAGTTACTCCGCCTGTGATCAAATCTGTAAATGTTTGGCAAGCTGTGAGCAATTGACTCACACTGCGCAGTGCACCAAACACCTCGGCTATGCCGCTACTGGTAAAACTGGCCTGTTCATAACTTCGTGCTCTCAGAGCTTGCTCAAGAAATCGTATGGGACTTTGCACCAAATCATTGGCTCTCTGTACTGCACTGCCCACAATGTCACTGGGATTTATGCCGGCTGCTTGAGCTGCTGACGAAATCACACCTAGCCCCACTGTGAGAGCAAACCCGCCTGCATTGTTTTTAATAGCGTTGGTTAGAACAACACTGGTGCTGGCTGCATTAACTATAGCTGTGAGTTTGCCACACACTCTGGTTACACTTTGCAAACCACTGGCAACTGAACTGAAATCAGTTGGAGGGATAATTGCCAGTGGGTCAGTCAACAAAGCCAATAAACCCGTTGGCATCATGGGTGTGATATCGGGTCTATCTTTTCCTTCGGGATAAGGGGCCTTGCCCCGCGGTTGTTTACCAAAAGCTAAAAAACTCATTGCTGTGTCCTATGTAACTATACTTATCTGCCTGAACTCAGGTCAGATTAAAGCCCGGTTACAATGCTGCCAGCAGTAACAGTTTTGATACCTGTGGTAACCTCTATGTAATGGTCGCGTATTTCTTTGGCTGTGCTGGAGTGCAGTAGCACATGGCTTTTACTAACAGTTACTTTGAAATCCGGCTGTGAAGTAAACAGGCTTGAAATTAGCATGATACCTTTTTGACTAGGAACCACAGTGCATGGGCGTTCTAGTCTATATTCTGCGCTGCCATCTTCAATTACTTTGGCCACAATTTCGTCGCCATTGATTAATTTCAACGAAGCAATATCACCTTCACTGTACTTGTTGTTTTCGATTAACATTTTTATCCTTTGAGAGCTGCAAACCAAGAGTCGTCTTGACGACTCAATCCTTGATAACCACCTTCAATCAAGAGTTTACCGTCTTGATATATTTGTGGCACTGTTCTGTGTCCTTCGCCAACAATAAACTGTTTGGCTGTGTCATCTTCGTCTATTTTTACTTCTTGATAATCAAGTCCTTTTAACTTTAGCAAGTTTTTGGCCTGCACACAAAAAGGACAATTGTTTTTTGAATACACTGTGATCATTTTATAAGCTGAATCCTTTGAATGTATCGTTAGTGACATCTTGTTTTGTGCCACCAATCACATAAGTAGTTATCTCTGTTTCCTGGGGGGCAACTTGAACTTCTGCTCCAGCAATCCATTTTTGTGTCCACGGCAGTGGATTACTGCCAGTCTTGATATGGCACTTGAGACCCACGCTGTTCATGCGCTTGCAGGTCAGCCAATCAATATAATCGCAGAGTAGTTGCTCATTGAGACCAATCATGCTGCCATCTTTGAACAAATACTTTGCCCAGTCTTTTTCTTGAGCAGCGGCTTGCAAAAACATGTCTTCGCATTCCTGCAAAGTTTCTTCCTTGATCTTGGCAAAGTCATGATCATCCTGCGGTAGTATTTTCAACAGAGTTTGTGTTGCACCCAGATGCACATTCTCATCGCGACAGATGAGTTTGATAATCTTGGCATTGCCTTCCATCTTCTTGAGTTCTGCAAATGCCCAGGAGCAGGCAAAACTCACATAAAATCTTATGCCTTCTAAGGCGTTTACAGAATTTATTGCCAACCATAACTTTTTCTTAAGATCATAAAGATCAATCTTGATTTCTTTACCGTTCACAGTATGAGTACCGGCTCCCAGTAGGTTGTAGTAGCTGCCGTACTCTATCACATCATCATAGTATTTGCTGATGTCTTTGGCACAATCCATGATAGGTTGTATTTCCATGAGCTCATCAAAAATAATACTTGGGTCGCTGTAGACATTTCGTATGATGTGAGTATAACTGCGACTATGTACTGTTTCGTTAAAGGTCCAAGTGGCAATCCAAGTTTCTAATTCTGGTAAGCTGCACAACGGTCCAAATGCTGCACTGGGCGCACGACCTTGCACACTGTCTAGCAGAATCTGTCGTTTGAGATTGCTGGTAAAAATATGTTGTTCAAATGGAGTTAGTTCTTTGAAATCCTTGCTGTCATGTCCCACATCAATTTCTTCAGGGCGCCAAAAAAAGCCAAGTTGTTTATCTGTTAGTTTATCAAATTGTCTATACTTGAGAGTATCAAATCGTTGGATGGTAACACCACCGTTGGGATCTAAAAAAGCCAAACTGTCCACATGGGACTTCTTATTAATATTAAAAATTGACACGGTGTTTTCCTTAAATTACACAGCTTTCGCAGTCTTCTTGTTCAATGGGAGCTAGTTGTTCTTCTTTTGCTGAAAGTTTATCTACATCAATTTCGCCTTGGCCATCGTAGGTATTAAAATAGTATAGTTGTTTACCGCCGTACTTGTAAAACTGTACCACATGGCGCAGCATGTCGCTCATGGGAATTTTTTCATCATCGTAGAATTGTGGATTGTAACTGGTGTTGACACTGATGCCTTGATCAATGTATTTTTGTAACACTGCGCAAATGTTCATGTAACCTTCGGGGCTACGCTGATTCCACAGCAGTTCGTACTTGTTTTTTAATCTACGGTACTCTGGCACCACTTGTTTGAGAACGCCATCTTTGCTTTGTTTCACGCTAACATAACTGCGTGGCGGCTCAATGCCATTTGTGGCATTGCTGATTTGTGCGCTGGTTTCGGCTGGCATCAATGCCATTAGTGTGGCATTACGAATACCAGTGGCAAGAATCTGCTCTCGCAGACTCTGCCACGGCATGCGCTCTTGGTGTGCTACCAGTTCATCTACTTCTTTCTTGCGTGTGTCAATTGGCAACACACCGTCAGCATATTTTAGATCTTGCCAACGAGTGCATGGACCTTGTTCGGCTGCTAGATCAGCTGATGCCTTGATTAAATAATAACTCCATGCTTCTGCATATTCATCCACCAGAGGTAGTGCCTGGGGGTTTGAATAGCTGGAGTCATTCTTGGCCAGCCAATAGGCAAAGTTAATAATACCAATGCCTAGCGGACGAAATTCTTGGGTTGCCAGTTCTGCTGCTAGTACAGGATACTGCTGATAACTTAACAATGCATCTAAACCACGAACTGCTAACCGACACATCTTTTCGAAGTCATGTGGGCTTTTTACATTGCCCCAATTGATCGCTGATAGAGTACATAAAGCGATCCTACCATCTTCATCGTTGACATCGTTCAACGGTACAGTTGGCAAATCGATTTCACAACAAAGGTTACTCATCTTGATAGGAGCACGGTCTGGCTTGAATGGACTATGCGTGTTAGCATGATCCACATTTTGTAGATACACACGACCAGTGTCCTTGCGTTCCTGCATGAATTTACTAAACAACTCCGCTGCTTTGATTTTTTTCTTTCTAATCTTAGTATTGCGTTCAGCGGTTTCGTACAGTTCTTTGAAATGATCAGCATCCGTAAAAAATGCATCGTACATCTCTGGAACATCTTTTGGCGAAAACAATGTGATGTCTCCGCCTTGCAACAATCGCTCATACATCACACGATTGAACTGCACTCCGTAATCCATATGGCGCACACGATTGTCTTCGGTGCCTTTGTTGTTTTTCAGCACCAGCATGTCTTCAATTTCTAAATGCCATATGGGATAATACAAGGTGGCTGCGCCATTGCGCACGCCGCCCTGACTGCAACTGCGAGTGGCTGCCTGGAACAATTTGAAGAAAGGAATCACACCAGTGTGATATGCATCTCCATTACGAATAGGGCTTCCCAGCGCACGAATACGACCTGCACCAATTCCAATGCCGGCTTTTTGGCTCACATACTTTACCACGGCGCTGGTTGTGGCATTGATGCTGTCTAGGCTATCGCCTGACTCAATGAGCACACAACTGGAAAACTGTTTCTGCGGGGTGCGTACACCTGCCATCACAGGCGTAGGCAAACTGATGTCATGATTGGAAATAGCATCGTAATAATCTCTAACCCAGCGCAGTCGTGTTTCTCGAGAATATGTTTGAAACAGTGTGGCAGCAATCAGCAGATATGCCACCTGCGGTGTTTCAAAAATTTCCTTGGTCACACGATTCTGTACTAGATATTTGCCACGCCATTGTTCCATGGCAGCATAGGTAAAGTTTTCATCGCGCTTGTGATCCATGTAGCTGTTCAAAGTGTTCCACTCGTCTGCGGAATAAGCGGCGAGAAGACCTTTATCATAAAATCCCGCCTCCACATTTTTCTTCACCAAATCCAGCAGGGGCCATGGTTCATAGTCTCCGTAGACTTGTTTACGCAAATGGTACACTATCAGCCTGCCAGCCACATATTGATAGTTTGGTGTGTCTTCAGTGATAAGATCAGCTGCTGCTTTGATAAGCGTTTCTTGAATCTCTGATGTTTTAATTCCGTTGAAAAACTGAATATGACTCTTAATTTCTACTTCACTGGCACTAACACCTGTTATGCCTTCTGTGGCCCAGAAAACCACCTGGTGTAGTTTTTCTAGATCCAATGGCATCTTGGCGCCGTTTCTTTTTGTAACTTGTATTTGTTGACTCATTGATTCCTCTGACTTCAATAACGATCCAGCCCTAAATCAGCACTGGAATATTTGATAATTTGTACTAAGCTCTCTGGTATTGATTTTTTATTTACAACCTCGCTGGATTCTAAATTAAGAACATATTTCCCATTGTTAATCCAAACTAAATTAAACTGGTGAAGTGTTCCGTGCTGACGATACACACGCACTTCTAAATCACAATTTTTATGATCACTTAGATGTAGAGTGTACACTATTGCTAGAGCTTTTGCAAGATCGCAGTAGTAATTCTCGGCAATTAAAGTCCACGGATCTGGCCAAGTATCTGGCCTGTCGTACTCAAGGTAAAAAGGAGTAAAGGGTGCTCTACTCCAGAATCTGGCCACATGTTCCAGCGCAGATTCAATGGACATTGAATCTATTTCTTTACGAAATCTTTTCCAATAGTCCAACCGTTCAGCTGGAGATAGTTTCCACATGAACTTACTTATGTTTAGACAAACTTGGTTATTGAATATGTCAAGGTGCCAGAGCCGCTGCCGTCACTGGTGTATGCCAAGTTTGCCTGCGTGGCACTGATACTCATGACCTTGAAAGTTACTCCAGTAGGGCCCGGATACGAAAAATTACCCGCATCAGGATACTCAACATATTCGTCCATGTATTGCACATTGGTTCCTGCATGCACAATGTCAATTTTGCCATGTCTATATGCACTGGCGCTGGGTCTCTGCAACCAATAGTGTACTGTGGCAGCACCATTGGTTCCGTCAAATACAATACCTGTGTTTGCATTAGTTTGACTTGCACTAATGGTCAGCACTCGTCCAGGTGCTTGATTGACCTTGCCGAGACTTATACCGGTGTTGGCATCAAAACTCATGCTCACACTAGCTGCTGGTGTGCTTACCCGTGGTTGTACTGCATGATCTTTTTCGTCGCGAACAAAAACATCGCCTATGCTGTGATTGCCACTGCCACCAAATGTCACCACTGGGTATGCGGCAGATCCTATGCCTGCATAGGCTGTGCCAACATCATCATAAAAGTTCATGCTGCTGATTACAGAAGTGTAAATGTTTGTATTAGCTGCTTGAACATTAATGGCTGATCTAGCAATGTCGTCAAAGGTACTGTTTATTACTTTGATATTTTTTGTTTCAACCACCGTGGCTGTGGTGTCAATTACCACTGCCTGACTTAACTGTTTGAAACCGCAGCCAATGAATCTAATGTCTGTTCCATTAAGCACTGCACCTTGAGTGCAGTTGTTGAAATCACATTCAACAAAACTTACATTTCGTATAAAGCCAGAATTGCTCAATGGTCTTGCATAAACAGCATTCTGTAATGCAACATTGGCACTGTTGGGGCTGCTTTGACTGCCTTTGAACACCACTCGTATAAATTCAACTCGCTCAGTGGTATCTAGTCTTACAATATCTTGATTGACAAGATGTTCAAGAGTCATGTTTTCAATGTAAATATCTCGGGCCACTGTTGCACTACCAGTGCCGTAGTTTGCATCAATTTTGTTTTCGCTGTCTTTAAGTTGAACCAATGGATAAAGATTTGAACTCTGTCTAATTATGGTTCTTCCTTTGCCCTCGCCTTGCAAGATAGCAAAGCTGGGCAATTTTAGGCTGGCGGTAATTAGATACACACCAGCCGGGAAATGAATAATTCTACGCAGTCTTGGTGTAGTCAGTGAGAAGTTACCAAAATACACTTCGTCAATGGCTCGTTGTATAGCTGCGGTATCATTGGTGTTACCGTCGCCCACAACACCGAAGTCGCGTACATTTACATAATCATCAACTTTTTGCTGTAGCGTACGAGTGATCGGTTGATCTGTGGTAGGACCAGTTCGACTGGTGTAACCAGACTGACTGCCTCTAAATGTATAGGCATCACTGATGTTCAACAGATCTGAATACTGTGTGAGAATTTCTGTCACACCAGTCTCTGGTGCACCTTCAGCAATGGTTCCATTGCCAATGTACAGCTGGCGTGTGTCAACAGCCCATCCTAACTCTGCGCTGGCCAGCTGTGGTAAATCCTGTTGCAGCCCTTTACGGTGCTGAATTCTTGATATCTGAATAACGGCCATTTGCTAAAAACCCCTGTATGGAGTATTTAGCTCATCAGGTAGTATAGCTCAACTCGCTTGAGCCACTCTTCCTTCCAGTGTGCAAATTCAGTGCTTTCGATGGTAAATTCCTGGTATTCTGGGGTACTGTAGGTGCCATCTTCTAGCAGTTTTGGCTGTGCGCACATCAATATCACGCCATCCTGTATGTTGGTACCGTGTGTTTCATTGTGTGCTTCTGCATAGGCTGCAAGCTGTAAAAAATAATCTCCAACCCATTCGCGTTTTTTAGGCCGGTTGGTCTGCTTGAAATCCATAATTGCAGGACGACCCTTCCACACACCCACACAGTCTGTGGTACCCGCATATAACCCACTATAATAAACAGGCACTTCTGACCCCCAGAATTCATCCACATGACACAGGCCTTTGAGGATAACTTCTGCTGCCATGAACCAACTGGGGTGTGCATAAGGATTGGTAGGCAAGGGTTTCATGTCATCCTGCAGGATAAATGATTCCAAATAAGCATGCATACGAGTACCGCGATTGGCTGCTTCTGTGGTAATGGCTTGAGCACGTTCCACCCCCACACGGTTACGCCATTCCTGAAGTTTCTGCTTGGCTTCCTCTGGCTTGGTGCGATCTAGAATAGTAGTAACACTGGGTACTTTGCTGCCATCAGGCAAGCAATAGTGTCTCTTGCCATCCACAGTTGTTCTGTTGATTGGCGTGTAGTCATATCGTTGAATTATCATTTATATTCGAAAACTTTCCCCGCATCCGCATTCGCCTTTGGAATTTGGATTGCGAAACTCGAACCCTTCATTGAGTCCTTGTCTTACATAGTCTACTTCTAGTCCACTGATGTACACATGGTCTTGACCATTTACCCATACCGTGGCACCATTGCTTTCATACTGGAACCAGTCACGAGTAACAGGCGCAGTGTCCATGTATTCTAACACATAAGCCAGGCCCGAGCAACCAGTGGTTTTTACACCAATGCGTATGCCCACTCCATGTCCTCGGCGTTCAATATGTGCAATAACTTTTTTAGCAGCTTGTTCAGTCAGTGTTATCATGTGTGCCAGATCTCATCAAAACCTTCTTGTTCAGTGGGTTCTTCCCAGTCGCCCAGCATTTTTTCCAGCACTGAGTCAGGAATCTCTTTACCTGGTCTGCTGTCAAGGCGGCGTCGTAATTCCATTGGCTCCGGGGTAGGAAAAACTACAGCCACCATCTTGTAGTCAGGCAGCATGCGAAACTTTCTAGCACGGCTGGCTGTGGTAGTAGAAGTTTGATCCCAGATGATATCTTTTTCTTGTTCTCTAGCATCAATCACCTGAGCAGCCATGATGTTCACAGCCTTGGGCATGTACTCGTCAAATATTTCAGTATAAGTTTTTCCCTGGCGGTCAGCTTCAATTTGCACCCAAACATCTGTTGACGCATAGGTACAATCTTTTGCCCAGTCTTGATTAGACACCCAGGTGCTTTTGCCCGAGCCAGGTACGCCTACTAGGATATATGCTGTTGGCATCAATGTTTGCTCTTGTAGTCAATTATGGCTGCTTGAATCGCGTCTTCAGCAAGAATTGAGCAATGTATTTTAACTGGGGGGAGTGCAAGATGTTCGGCGATCTCAGAATTCTTAATAGATCCTGCTTCTGCCAGCGTCTTACCTTTGACCCACTCCGTAACGAGTGATGAACTTGCAATGGCTGAGCCGCAGCCATAAGTCTTGAATTTTGCGTCCGTGATAATGCCATCTTGCACCTTGATTTGTAGTTTCATTACATCACCACATGCAGGTGCTCCCACCATGCCTGTGCCTACTGTGTCGTCAATTTCTAATTTTCCTACGTTACGGGGGTTTTCGTAGTGATCTATAACTTTGTCTGAATATGCCATTTTATTGTGTGTTAGATGTATCGTAGGTCTTGGCAAAGATATCTGCTTTGACAGCACCATAATCACCAGGTCCATGTTTGACAATGTAGTCATTGCCTGTGGTGTAGTTTAGATTGCCCCAGCTGGTATGTAGTACACCGTCATGGTCAGCAAGTTTTGCTACCTTGAGTATTTTCTTAGGTGTGCATTCACCGTCACCGAGATCGTCTTTGTATTCACGGAACTTTTCTGGTGTGATAGGATACTGTTCGCCTTTGGGGCCTGTCATGATATAATGACCCGTATCGTAGCTAACAGGACCTTCTAGTGTTTCCACTGTGCCAGGGGCTTGTGCTATTTGGTATTTTTCAACAGCAGGCTTTTTGAATGTTTCAAATGATCCTTTTTCAAACCAAGCATCATTGATTGCTGTTTCGGCTTCAACTATCATATTACTGTACTTTCGAAAAAATATTGAGTCCATGTAAAAAACCCTACTGTTATTGTAAGGTATTTATTTGGCTATGTCAAGGATTTTAACTTCTATTAGAAGCAGCTCGTTTGGCCATTGCGTCAACAACTTTGGTAGGATCTTTGGCGTTGCCACTGTTCCCGGTGTCTTGCTCGCTCTCTGGGCTGGTACCGGGCTCATCTCCAAAGGGCTTGAAGCTGATGTTTTTTTCGTCTAGATTGGTAATGAGATTTTTGAATGCTGGCTTGCTCATCATGTTTTGCAGCAATTGGTAATTTAACACACGGCTGCCTGCCATGTTGTTTACCATGTTAATAAACCCCGCGGTGCTGTGCGGGGTTGTTAACTTTTTGTTATGGTCTCGGTTACGCAAAAACTCCAGCGTGGTCAATATCTGCGCAGTGAGTTGATCCGAGTCCTCACTCAAGAACTCGTGTATGCGCATGATTATCTCTTGCCGCGACCAAGTGTTTCGCCGCCGCCGGCAGCAGCATCGGTTGCAGCAAATTCATCTGGTGCTTCAATATCGCTGGCCATGTCTGGTGCAGGAGGAGCTTCCATGCCAGGCATACCTGGAGTTCCCATGTCACCACCTGGCATGCCCATTGGGGCAGCTACCTGTTCACCAGCCAGTGTTCTAGCAGCACCGTCAGATGCTTCGCGAGCACCTTGCAGTGCTGTTACCAACTCTTGCAGGATAGGAGTCACTGTGCCTTTGAAAGCATCAGCTTGTGGTTGACCAATTTGGTCACGAATGGTGTCCAGCAGTGCAGGTAACTGTTCGTTTTGCATTTTGCTGATGTCTTCTAGCATGTCCTGGAAGCTGTCTACGATGTCCTTGGCAGCCAGAATTGCACCGCTTTTGGCAATTTCGCTTTCTGTGAGTGGACGATTTTCGTCAATCCAACGATTGAGTCCTTCGCGCACCATGAGCATTTCCATGTACTTTGGATTCTTTTCTGCTGTGTGAACGCCAAAATTATACTTTAGACGGTTTAGGTTTTCTGTCAAACTGACGCTGAGCTCTCGAGCTTTGCGTAAATTCAGCTTGCTGTAATCAATGCGAAAACCAAAGCGATTTTCGTTGATTCTGTTAATCTTAAGAGATGAAGGTTTAGTTGCGAGTTCTTGCAGTTTCATGGTTTTTAGTTTCCCATACTTTAGAGTATTTAGCACTGTAGATTGTTTTTTGCATATTAGTTTTTAGATTTTCCAACCTTGGACGACTAATACTTAGCCTAGCTAAAAATAGGTCTTGTTTGAAAGCGTCATGACTACGCACTGCCTGTGCTAGTCCGTGTGTGTAATCTGTTACTTCTTGCAACATTTTTGTGAGAGCTACATCCATATGCACAAATTCTTGCGCTTTATGATACATGTTGCGGCTTTCGTACAAGCAAAACAACACAGCAGCAGGGGCTACAGAAAATGTGTGCAGCGTGATACCGTACTGATTTTTTACAATCCAGACACCGTGCTGTTTCTTGAGTACAAATTTACCAACACGATACAGATGTTTACCAACATCTACACATACGAATTCACGGCTGTCTACTAGAGCTTGTAGTTCTTTTTGGGTCCAACGGTCCAACATTCTTGCGGCTACTTCTGTTATTACTTCAGCAGTTGCAGTCATAGTGACTTGTTTAGACAAACGTTGATTGTTCTGGGATTTTTTTGTAATAGGTAACTTGCCCATTTTGATTTTTCCTGTACAGCACATCCTTGACCACTAGGTTATTGGCCAGCACAATCTCGCGTTCGTTGAGATCCTGCCTGGACACGCTGCTGTTATCGTAGAATTTAGAAAGGAGGTCAGCTTCCTCATTTGTTACGGGCATGGACACGCCCTGTACGACCTCAATAATTTTCATTTGTTTATAAAATGCACTAGCACGGTTATAAGCCCAGTTATTAAAACACTGATCACAGCGGTGCCAATGGCTATCAATTGTTTGCTCTGGCGATCACCTGCGCCAGCCAAGGTTTGCTTGATATCAATGATATGAGTTTCAAGCTGTTCGACCTTTCTTTCCACGGTCTCTAGTTTGGTTTCCAACTTTTCATACCTTTCCGCACACAGCTCGACGTGGGCTTCAAGGTTGGTTTTTTCAATATTTGTCGACACCGACTTGCTCCGTATGGTTAACGATGCTGTTGTTGAGCCTTGATATGAGCCTTAATAAATTGCCTGTAATTGCCAAAACATCAGGTTATGTATTTACACCAAATGACGCAGTCTTAAAATATATGTTTTTAATGGCGCCGTGAGTGTAAAACACAGGCAACATGAAACGAGCAGTTTCGCTGAGATAGGTAATCACTGGAACTTGATCAAAATCTAAGTGCAGTAGATGTGCAGGATCAACAGCATCACCGAACACACCTGCGTGATCCACGGTGAAAGCAAAGCTCCATACACGGTGTGTGCCAGAGTAAAACTCTCCAAATTCATATGCGTTTAATTCTACTTCGTCAACTCGCCAACTGGTTTCCAGAGGCTGAGTGCGGATACCTATGCACTGTAACACTGTTTCCCAGTTGCGCTGTTGATTGCGCGGCAGATCATGTTCAACTTCCGTGTGTACCACTCCTGTTGGAGTGATATCAACAAGAGTATAACCAATGAATGTTTTGTCGGGCGAGTACATGATGCAAATATTTAGTCACAAAAAAAGCACCTTGCGGTGCTTTTCTTGTCACGGTGAATGTGATTATGGACGACGATAAGCAAAGTGTGTGTCAACAACTTCTGCGTTGGTTGCTGTAACTGCGCCTACGCTACCAATGTTACCAAGGGTACGAATAACAGTTTGCAATGCCGCATTGCTGGTCCAACCTGAACGCTCTACTAGAACTGTCATGCTAGCACCTAAAGCGCCGGCTGCTGTGCCAGTATTAGCTGGGTTCACTTGATATGCAAGAACAGAAGCATTGCTTGAAATTGTTTTCAACAATGTATCAACTGCGCCTGGTACGCCTGAACCGTTTGGTCCACCTAGCTCTGCTGCCAAGTTACCTACGATTTCAATATTGTAAACATTCAAAGGACCAGCAACACCTGTGCTGATAATTTTACTGTTTGCATTTCTTGTGGTGTCTCCACCAACGTTTTGCACGTTTTGTGCATCACCATTTACTCTATTAAATACAGCCATTTTATTTCTCCTAATTTTAATGAGCGCAGTGCGCTACATGCAAATATTTATGATCTTGTTATAAATCTAGTTCGTTTGGTAACAGATCCACAATGTCCAATAACAGCGCATGACGCTGTAATTCTCTGCGTAGATTACTCGCTGCCATACGCTTTTCAAAACGATTGCTACGAGTCCAGTCCATTACCACTCTTCGTATGCCGGTAAGTGTGGAATCACTTATGCTCAAAGCATATTCTAGATTTAGAAAAAACTGCCGATCCAGGCTGGGTGCAGAAATGCCCATGCGCAGTCTTTGCATATAACTATGTATCTGTAGCGACGGGGCATGCACATCAAAGTTTACCTCTATACGCTCTGCATAGTCATTTTGATTGCTCAACACAGTTACCAAATTTGCCACATCTGTGGCTCCATTGCGCATCTTGTCAAAGTCATTGAACTGTAAGGTTCTGTAAGCATACATTTGACTGCGTTGGTCATTAAACTGCCTTATGAACTCCAAGGACAACATGGCCACATACAGCACTCGGCCCAGTTCGTGGGCTTTTTGTCCACGCAAGCCTGCTAGTCCGCGAAACATGCGGCTTTCTTTTAGTTCGTCTAAGAATTCAAAACTAGACATTTTTTGCAAAGTTAGCTCTACTGAAACCCAGTCGATCAATCAACTTGAACTTGTCAGCACCACCGCCTACCACATAGCCCTCGTGCCCTATATCGTTGCCAGTGTATGCTTGTACATCGCCACTGGCTTGTTGTGCATCAATTTGTTTTTTAACTGACAACTTGAGGTTGTACAAGGCTACCCATATGGCAAACATGCCTGCTAGGCCTTGTGCTCCTTCTTTGTAGAGATATCCAGGTTGCTCTTCTGTGCCAAGCAATTTGGTACTGGCTGCTCCGCTGAGATTTTGGCCAAGGTATGCGTAGAATCCTTCCAGCATGTTATCAAAGTTGCCTGCGGAGATCTTGCTGGTAATATACTTGCTGGCCAGTCCAATGATACCTTTGGCTTTGAGTCCTGCAAGACTGCTCATGAAGTTGGTCACAGCATCTGAGTATTGATCAATGATTTTTTGCACAGGTGCTGTGTCAGCTGCGGCTATTTTGACCTTGGGCACAGGCATTTCACCTGTGACAAACCAAATTGGATTACCGTCAGCTGGTAATCCGCCTAGCCCTTGCAACGGCTGGTCAGCTTCACCCACGCCAGGTATAAAACTGTGTACAGCAATACCTGCGATGCTGCTTTTGATTTTCTGTCCCACTGGACTATCTGCTTTCACACGATATGTGACTGTGTTGGGACGAAAAACATACATACCCTGTTGTGGTTGTAGCCGACCTGCATACAGCAAATCTCCAAAGTAAAAGCCACGGAAATTGCCTGGTATGATAGATTCCAGTGCTGGCCACAGGGTGTCAATCTTGGCATGCAGGTCTCCGCGGTCAGCACCGCGATTCATGTCATATTGTTTGAATGCTTCTGGACTGGTAACACGGCCGCTGCCGTCCTTTTTTTCAAACATGTGCTTGTCTGTGACCATGAGCTCGCCGTCCACATTGCGTCCAAACACCAGGGCTGGAAATCCGTCCCACTTGATAGTGGTAAGTTCTTTGCCTGTGCTCATACTAGACAGAGCATTCATACTGCGGCTGGCACCTTCTATGCCATCAGTCCACACAGCATCTTCAGGATGTACAATGCCTTCCTTGATAAACACCGGTTCTGACGGTTTGTTAAATATTTCTGTAATCTTCATTTGAAGTAGCCTTGAACTGTTTCCAGTCCTTGTAAAATTTTTTGTTTGTCGCTTTCAGCACGAGCAATAGCAGCAGGTGTTTGAGCTTTGTCACGCTTTTTGCCCTGCACATCAACCATGGCTTTGTCTTGATAACGCTGCCAAAACTTATTTAAGAAATCATCAGCACCGGAAAAGTTCTTTAGATCTCCTTGCCCAAACATGTTGTTGGCCTCGGCACTGGCTGCAAATGCCTTGACACCGCGCACGAGAGTTTCTATGTTGACTTTTTCAATATTGACACCGCCATAGGTTTTCAATGCTGGCACAATTTTTGGTTTATCAATGCCCTGTTGCTTTGCTAGATAGCGAAAAGTATCTAGTATAAATGATGTAGGTTCAGTGGTTACTGTGACTGTTTCAGTGTCTTTTTGCTTGCTAAACGGCACACGCTCGCCGTCAATTACTTTTAGTTGCACGCCTGCATGTTGAATACTCATGTCCAACAGCTCGCCCAACACACTCCACATGTTGCCAGTAAGCAGTCCTTTCACACCGTGTTGTGGTGTTACTCTAGTGGCGCCCCAGGTGCTTAACTTTGGTTCGTGCCACATGAAATCAACTTGTACAAAAGCATCCTTGCCAATGGCTATAATAGGGTGTCCTGGTTTACTTTCTGTGGACAACACATACGCAGGATTGGTTTCTTTTACAAACTCGTCGGCCAAGCGATTCCAAAAGCTAGTAAACTGTCCATAAGTTAATCCTTCCACCGGAGGCGCAATCATCTGTAGATCCACATCACCGTAGACTTTTTCTGGATCATTTTTGGCATCTTGAGCATGGTAAGCACTGCTACCAGTGGGGCGACCCATCTGCACAGGTCCTTGACCTTGTGGTTGCAACCAGGTGTTGAAATCTGTTACAAACTGTTGAACCACTGCCAACGAGGATTTTACCACATTGGGTGTTATCACAGTGCCTTGAGTAGCTGTGGTATCCCACCCACCTTCTTGCACACTTTCTCCACCGTCGCCACCATCGCTGCTGTCGCCGTATGAGCCAAAGCCAGGAAACCAATAACCACTGTAGGCAAATTTAGATTTCTTGTGGCGTTTTTCGCTTACAAAGTCTTTAGATTTCATTATCTCACCAGCAGAGTTTGCATGGCGCGAAACCAACTGGGAGATCCTTCTTCTAGTTTTTTAGGCAGCATGATGAGACCTTTAACCTCGTCTTCACGAGCTTGTGCCAATTTCTCATCTTGCATGGGATCATTTTCCAGTGCTCGCAGAATACTTTTCACACTGTTGAGATCATCGCCAGTGGCTCGAGGATTGAGTAGAATCTTGGCCACGCTGTCTCTGTCTCTTGCTACCACAGTGTTATCGTCACGACGAAGTAGTTTAGCACCAAAGGCATCAAATTTCAAACCCAGTGCTTTGCCAATGCTGTTCATTAGAATAAAGATACTTTGTCCTTTGAATTCAGGATCATTGTAACTGCCTCGAGGCCCATGCTGGTGATAAGGTGCAACTAAGGCAGCATCATTGATAACCATCACATCAACTTGAGCCATAGCGTCCTTGTAGGGCACGCCTATGTGTACATTGTTGCCCTTGGTCACACTGTCAAAACCTTTGGCACGGAAAAAGTTTTCCAGTGCTTTTTTACCTGCTTTCACAGGTTCTTTTTCGTCTTGAGTTTGAAACAGTGCAACAACATCTTCTGCTTCAATCATGACATCAATGTCGCCTGATTCTACTTTGTAGCCTGCACTGCCAATGTCTATTTGCATGCGTTTCACTAACGCAGGCGGCAATGCTGATCGTACTTCGTCAACCACTTTTGCAACATCTCTTTTGGCTACAGGAATGCTGTTGGGAATGGCGTTTCCGCCTTCGTGTAATTTCATAGCTTTACTGCATCCAAAACAAAGTTTTCAAACTCTCGGGCCAACTTGGTGTCAGCTGATTCACGAATGTATTTGCCTCCATACGCCCGAGTTTGCTCGTTGGCCTGTGCCACACGCTGATCAGCCTGTGTAGAGGCTCCAGGATTGTTGGATACCAATTCGCTTGGCCCTAGCTGTTTTTTTGGTACAGTATCTTGTGCGCCGCCTTTGCCTTTTGATCTTTTGCCTTTGGTGCGCTTGATGATTTCAGCTGGCTTTTCAGTGGTCTGGCCGGCAGAGGTGCCTCTAAATTGCTTTAGTTTTTCACGATAGACCGGTGGCGCAGCGCGAGACAACACACTCATTGCTGTGTCAATAATGGTTATAAGGTCATCGGCATACGCCATGCTAGTCATACGAGCCAACTGTGGTAGGATCATATTGGTTGCACTAGCAATTTGACCATCACCTTGTGAACCACCTGTTGTAGTGCCACCCGGTGTACTGCCTTGCATTCCGCCTGAGGTTGTAGTGGTTGTTGTGCTACCACCTGCGCCTGCACCACCTGCTCCAGTGTCAGTACTACTCACGCCTGCAGACATGTCTGGTGCACCATTGGCAAAGAATCTCACATTGCCCCGATCATCGCGATTGTATGGATCAATGGCGTCTGCTCCACCAGCTGCTCCACCAGCTGCTGCACCTGCTGCACCAGCTGCTGTTGCAGGAGCATCTAACTTAGGTGCTGGAAAATTAAGTTGTGTAAACAGTTGCTTGATAATCTCTGGTGGTACTTTTCTACCAACCAAGAACTTTGCCACTTCGTCGCTGTCTGTTGGTGAGTCTGCATCCTGCCAATGGCGTAATAAGCCATTTAGAGTTACCTTGGTAGTAGCTTCGCGCCATGAGTCTCCGGCCCAGTTGCCAAAACGCTTTAGGCCGCTTTCGATACCACGCATGAGCTTGCCGCCAAGTGGACCTTTGCCCTTGGTCTTGAACTTGCCTTCGGGATCAGCTGCCAAGTAAGGCATGGTGTTGCCTGCTGGAGCAGTTCCGGTGGCCAGCCCGCCTACATTGCCGCCTGTGAGTCCTGCCAATGGTCCAGCTGTGTTTGAAACATTGGTTGCGGATGTTCTGGCATTCTTTGCCATGGCTGCAGGATCATTGGCATTAGCAGGACGGCTGCGCACTGTACCGCCTTGTTGATCCTTTTGTAGATCAGCTGATGTTCTTTCTCCTCTACCAGCCGCAAAAGAATCTACAGTACCTGGATCAGGTATGCCAGGTTCTGGCGTAGAGGCAGCGATGTCTGCTGCCGCGGCTGGGTTTGATTGTGCAAACTGTTGTGCTGTCATTTTTCCTTTAACAGGCGCAGGAGCAGCTCTACCAGCTTTTTCAGCAGCAGCTTTGGCGGCAGCATTTTGTGTAGCAGCCTGCGCGGCGCCAGCACGACCTGCGGCTTGCCCCATGGCATGACTGCGCTCACGGCCAATGTTGTAACGGCGTGCTTCGTCCATGGCAAATTCATGCAATCGTTCTAGATTTGCAAACACTGTGCGAATGCCTGCTTCGTTCAATTGAACACTGCGTTTGTTGTCACGACCTAAACTTTCATTTAGTGCCCATTTACGAACTGTAGCCTGACGATCAACCAACATGCCAACAGGTGCAGTGATAATATCAAAGCCTTCTAGTATGTTACGACCTTTTTTGATCTTGACAGATTCTGTACGCACCATTCTGTTAGCAAAAGGGTCCTGTGCAGACGGCGTTGGAGTTTGAGCAGACGGAGCTGATGAGGCTGCTGTCTTGGCCTTGGCTGCGGCTGCATCAGCTGCTATTCTTTTAGCGGCCATGCCTTGGTCTGACCCCAACTGTCCTGCATCCATTTTGTTCTGGATGTTTTGAGCTGTCATGGCATTGTCGCCACTGTAAGGCCCTTTGTAGGCCGCAGCATCAATGTTCTTTGGCAATACAATTTGATCGCCGGGACTGAGAATATTAGGATTACCGCTAGGCCCAAACTTGCCAGGATTGAGCTTGGCCATAACATCTGGATCAACTTTGTACTTGGCACTAATGTCGCTGAGTGTGTCACCCTGTTTCACTGTGATAGTTTGTGTTTCGCCGCCAGGTGGTACCACATTGTCTGGACCAGGTGGTACAACATTGTCAGGACCAGGTGGATTGGGCTTGAATGGGTTGTTAATATCGGGAATGTCAGTGTTGGCAATAACGTCGCCTGCTGCTGTTGCGGCCTTGACACCAAGAGCTGCGCCCACTGGCCGTGTGGCACGACCTGCTGCTGTGCTGAACTGTTCACCTTGCATCAAGCCATCAATCATTTTGATTGCACCCAGGGCCAGCACAGGTGCTGCGCCGCTGGTAAGTAGACCAGTCAGCACCCCAGCTACACCCCAGAAAAACTTGCTGGTGGTAGGATAACGCTGAGCAGTTTGTTTGTATGTGTCAAGAGCTCGCAGTACCCTGGAGCCTTCTGGGCTCTTGCCCATGCCCATGCTGGCTGCTTTTTTGAGTTCATCAAACTTGGCATCAACACCTTGAACAACTGTGGTATCTTGCAGGGCTTTTCCCAGGCCTTTGATCTTGGCTCCTAGAGCTCCTGCTAGGTCGCCGGCCTTGCCCAGTATGTTACGATTTTTGTTACCGGCTGTCATTGCCTCTTCTGCACCCTTGAATAAATCGTGGATTTCGCTGCGATTGAGGGCCTTGCCTTCTGTGAGTTTATTAAGCTCACGCACCAATGCTACTGCTTCTTGGTATAGTGGGTGAGTCTGTATATCTAAATCGTTATTGTTTGTTAGGTGTTGAAGTTTCACTGCGCATTCTCCGTATTCCCCTAATGAACTTGTTAGGGTCCTGCGCTCGAATGCTGTTCAACAGCCTGCGTTCTAGCTCAGAAGCCACTTCCTCATTATAGGATTCTCTAATGGTATTAATAAGGTTAATGGCGCCTTGTATAACATGGTCAGCACGACTTTCCAGCACATTTTCTTTGTCCTTTTCGACAAAGTAGCTGTCTAGTTCTTCCAGTATACTACGGGTTTTTTTAAGCACCCCAAGACTCCATTTCTCTATTATTTATTGCAAGTGCGTTTAGAGTTTGGCTTATCTTGCCTGGGCTTTGATGCCAGCCAGCATGCTTTTTAACTTGTTTGAACCCAGTTCCGCTTGTGCTGAAGCAGTCGATTCAGCAGTGTCAGGCTCCACAGTGCTTTTGGTTTTGATTTGATTCATGATATTCAGTGCCTGTGGACGATGTGAATCCCCTTGTTGATCTTCGGGCAAGTCTGTGATACGCAAACTTTCCATATTGTATTCTAGATCAACCTTTTGGCCAACCCCACTGCTGCTACGAGTTTTCATTAACTGTATTTGATAGCGTCCGCGCTCTTTCATGGCTCTTGAAGTAAAGATACCAAACACATTATCTGCTGTGTTAATCTTACTGATACCACCAGAGATATGACTGTGGTCAAATTCAATTTCTTCCACAGCACTGCGATTCAACTGACTTGCAGTGATCAACAGTATGTTGAACTCTTTGGCCAAATTGCGTAGTTCTTCACTCACATACTTGTCTTTTACAAACAGATCGTTTGGTGATACCTTGGCACTCACTGGCATGAGCAAGTCCAGATAGTCTACCATTATGTAGTCTGTTTTCATTCCGGTTTGCACTTGCAATTCTTTTAGATATGCACGAATGTCATTGATGTTGCTTTGTGCTGGCATGTATTTGATGCGCATTGCTCCGGCCTTTTTACCTACCAGCTTGATCTTCATTTCTACTGTGTCAATATCTTTGAAGATTTCACGAGTGCTCACATTGGCCAACATGCTATCTATGCGCATGGCACACAGGCCTTCACTGAGTTCTAGTGTTAGATACACACCATTGAGTCCTGCTAGTGACCAGTTACACGCAATGTTTTGCATGAACAAGGATTTACCTGATCCAGACCCGCCTGCAAAGATGTTGAGTTCGCCTCGGTTCATGCCGCCAAACAGTTTCTTGTCCATGGCAGGCCAGCCAGTACTGATTTGTCCGTTGCCTTCTCTGATGGCCATTAGTCGTCCACGAGGATCAGCAAAATAGTCAGTGCCCATGTCTTTGGTCAAACTAATCTGCACAGCATCTTTGATCAGTTTTTCCACAGGATTGAACTCGCCTTTTTCAATCAAATCTGCTGCTTTGAGGATGGCTCGTTCAAGTTCTTTTTGTTTGGTAAAACTTTCAAACTCTTCCATAAACCAATCAAAATGCCCGTCGCCTAGATCTGGAATGCTTCGTAGTTCAACCCCAGTGACTGCTCGCACCTGTTCTAATGTGGGTAGAGTTTTGTGTTTGTCTGAGTGTTCTTTGACAAACTTGGCCACACTTCTGAGACTGCGGTCAAAGTTTTCATCATTGTAGATGTTTTGCACACGCACAAAACTCTGTGCGTCATGCAGCATCATTTCAAGAAAGAGTTTTTGTATTTCTGTATTATATTCTTTAATCATAATTGCCTACAAGTATAACTGCAAACTGGCTGCGGATCAAATTGCATTTGCTCATCATACTGTCCCAACTGAGTCAACACTTGACTCAGCGTAGTGTTACTTATATTGTATGCTGCTGAGTCAGTGTGGAACTTGCTGCGATAATAGAATCTATGATCAGCTGCATAACAACATGGTGCGTATTGTCCACTTGCACTGATATAGTGTTGATTGCCCACAGAACACTTTGGTTGTATCAATCCTGCACCTCTATGCCATATTAAAGTTTGTGACTGCGGACGCAGAGGATCTGTTTCTGCAAAACGATTGCTGGGATCTAGTTTTACATCGTGCATGCCTAGATCTTTGGCCATTTGTTGTATGGCAGGAATTTCGTGTTCATTGAAACTAAAAGGCACCACTTTCCACACAGCTCTAGCGTCAGAATTTGCAACTGACTGTATGCCTTGTGCAATGGTGCTCCAATCACTGTTCACACGATATTTTACACTACTGTCTGGCAAACCGTCGATACTAAATTCCACAATGTCAGCTGGTGTCAGCATGCCCACCCAGGACTCCCACCAGGCACGATCTCTGTAGCTGCCATTGGTAGTGAGTACAATACGGCCTTGATTACTTTTTATAAACATTATCAAGTCACGCAGGTGTTCGTAGTAGATAGGATCTCCTGTGTTGCCGCAGATGCCCCAGGTAAGATTGGCAATGTCCACATCCAAGAAACTTTTCAGTGCTGATAGATCAAGATCTTGATTGTGCCAGTTCTTTCTACCAAACTGCTGAATAAATTGAGTGCGTTCACAGGCAGAGCATGCTAACACACATCTGTTGGTGGGTTCTAAATGAAAGCCGGAGATTTTCATTGCTTGCTCTTTAGTTTAATTTTCACAGGATTTTTTTCTACTGCGTCAATGATACTTTTGAGCACAAACAATTTGCCATACTTTTTAACTGCATCAGCCACATCCTTGCACTCGGGGTCTTCCCGCCAGATAGGAAAACTCACTGCCCAGCCATATTCTATTGCACGGTTTACCAAAGCTTCTCCTGGCCACACTTCTTTACCACGCTTGTCCACATGACGATCAAAGTCAGGAACCACAATGATATCTCTGCCAAGATCTTCAATGATTTCTGCCTGTGTTTCGCTGATGTCATTGCTCAATGTAGCCACGCCGTCCACTGCCATGGCATCAAAGGGACCTTCAACCACCAACACAAACTTGGCATTGGGTTGTTGCATGTTGGTATTGAAAACATAATTAGATTCGTAATTGCTGTGGTATTTTGGTTTCACATCAGGTGTCACTGCTCTAGCTGTGTAACCAATCAGTTGATCACGCCAGAAGAATGGTACAATCACACGCCGGTGTAGATTATAGCTGGTGTCCGCAGTGAGATAAAAGTCATACTTGTTTTGAATTCTTCGTTCATGCAAATACTCAGCTGCTTCTATCAACTGTTCGCCAGCAAGATTCAGTATCTGCGATTCTTGAACAAGTCCGTTTTTATCATAGTCAACCTTGAGTCTAATCATAGTACATAGCTGTGCTATGCTTACACTTTCTTCAGGCAACGCACGAGGTTTGAAAGTGATGTCCACTGGTGGTGGCGCTGCATGGTCATCTGCAGGCATACTTTCTTTGAGTCGCAGAGCTTCCATGACCAGTCGTTGCACAGTGTTATCATCTGCGCCTAGCCATTTGAGTAGTTTACGGAATTTGAATCCCAGTGGACGCCCTGGATAGAACCCTGTTTTGAATCCGCAGTTGAAGCAATGGTAACTCACACTTCCGTCGGCGTTGGGCAGCATTCCACCTCGTCCTCTGGTGTCAGCTGATTCGCCGTTGTGTGAGCAACACACAGCATTAAAACTAATCCAGCGAGAACTGTTCTTGCGCTTGGGCGGCAACAAGGACAATATTTCCTGCTGAACTAGATTATTATTCATCATGCAATTGTAACATCAGTGTAAAGAAAAATCAAACTCGTTTTTTTGGCGCTAAATAACTTGAGCCAAAAATTGGATTAAACAGTGGACGACCAGTTAAAAGAATTTATCAAAAAATATCCTTTTATAAGCTATGTGGTGTATGGTGGCAATGAATACATTGGCATTATACAAAATGTGGATGATATTCTAACCACCGTGTATGATTTTGGTAGCCTGCGCACAGAACAAGAAAAAGCATTGTTTCTTAATCTAGGCGACCAATGGTGGTGGGAAAGCAATCGTACCATTCCTATCAATGTGTTTCTGAGGCAGGACTGGGTACCTTTTAGATACTCACTGAAAACCATGAACAGCCGTGATGTGGTAATCAAATTTGGCCCTTATATAAGTCTCAAAGAGATAGCCGCCAAGAAAACCAAACGCCGTTCAATTGTGTTGGTTCGCAAAACTGATTAGATTCATATTCACCACAACCAAGTGCGCATAGGCAACTGCGTGACTTTTCTTGAAATAGTATGCACCGTCGTCGGGTCGTGTCCAAACATGTTTGGCAACTTCGCTCCAGGCCATGCCGGTTAGATTTCTTTTGGCAGGTCTAATCACACTCAAAAACATAGCCAACCTAGGAATAGTATCCACAGGTTCTGGCATACGCTTCAACAAGTCCCAGTGATTGTTCACATGAATAAGTTGTTCAAAAAACGCCTTATCAGTGTTAAAACGCTGCCAGTTGGGGGTAGAATTCATTAATTCTACCAGGTGTGCTTCGTCTTGCACCTGACGGTACAAGTTTACATTGATAAAATCAAGTTTGAGATATCCACGATCTTCAGCCTGTTCATAATCTAGACTGGCCAGTCCTGTGAACGGATCTGCAGGAATCATGGTAGGATGCACACCTGTGTTGTGTGCAGACAGTGCATCGTTGCGACGCAAGCTGGCAGGTGTGTGTTTGATCAATTGCAGTATTTGTTCGCGGTCTGCAAAGTCAATGTCAATATCTGATTGGAACTTCATAGCCCTGCCTCCCCAAGTACATGTTTACACCACTCTGCGTCTGCCATGTAGTCTTGTAGCTTGCGATTCCAATAATCAGGATCAATCCAAGGCAGAACAACAGCCAAAAGACTTTGGTCAAGACTGCCAAGAAAATCAACGCCACTAGCGCAATTAAACAATAGCCAAGGACTAATCCTACCGGTAGTAACATGGTGACAAACACGACTAGCATTAGCATAGCGAAAGTAATCACAAAACCCGTTTTTAAGATCTGGATGAGTGTCTGCATAGTTTTGCATTTCTTTTAGGCCGCGCTCAAGTGCGTCTTGCACATTCTCTTTGCGCAGATACTGCATGAGCCATTCTTCATAGAAACTGTCCTTGCACCAATGATCCAATTTCTTGTTTTGCTTCAACAACCATTCCAGATAGTCTATGGAATTTATTGCACGAACACCAACCAGATGCCGGCCAAATTTAACAAATGCACCATAGTATGGACTGGTTACAAAATCCTCATAACTTTTTAGTCGAGCACTGCCCTGTGTGACTTCATAAAAGCGCAGATAAGAACGAAGTCCCAGTTGCACTCCTGCTTCTTTTTCCTGCTGCCAGCGTCTTTTTTGCTCGCAGAGATGTGCTGCAAGTGTAGACTCCTTGCGGAATTCTGTGTTGCAATACCGACATTTATAACTCTGCTTTGATTCGTTTGTCATCCCAACCCAACTCCCGGGCTTTTTTGATAAGGTCTTGTTTGTTGTTGAGCTTGGCCATGAGTTCAATTTCATCTCTCTTGAGGTGTGGATACAATGCAGCAAGAAACTTCAGATGTTTGTTTTCATAACCTGAATTCTTTTTCTTGTTTGCAATCCACTGATGTTTGAATGTACCAATGCCTGGGCTCACTGCTGTGGCGCACAGCCATTGTAACTTAGGGTGTTTGGCTATGTCAAAAAAATTCTTGTTGAGATTTTGATTACAGCTCATCACATAGTAGGCTTGAATATTGCCAGCGGCCTGCACCTGACTGCTCCAACGCAGCATGAGATATGTGCTGAATTTTTTGCGTTCTTCGTCAGTGAGCTCGTCATAGAACAGAGTGTTCTTACGATCCAACTGTGCCATTTCGTTATTGATATTCAGTTTGTCGCTCATGTTTTACTCAACCTATACACTATTTTAACACGATCAAGTGCATCTTGCAAGGCAGGATTATACGGTGCACGAAACATTGCGTCAATTATCTCTGGGAGATCATATAAACTTTCGGCATGTACCATTTCTCTAAGATCTGGATTCTTGATCCATACTTCGTGTTCATCCTCACCGTGATGAATATTGATTGTGGTAAAATCTTTGATGATCATCAGTGATTCCGTTTGCCATCAAACACACAATTAAATATCAAATGCATTTCCCCGTCATTGATTACTCGATGAAATGCACCGTCTGGGATAAGAACAATATCACCTGACTTTACATCAAAAGGTTCGTCTGTTTCGTTGCCCACAATCATTTTACCATAGCCCTGCACAAACAAGTATACTTCCTCTTGACCCGCATGTCTATGACCTCTGGTGCTTTGTCCCCGGTAAAGTTTTGTCGAACTTAGCACCAGATTGTTCAATGTTTTGTTGTCTTTGAGCAAGTAGGTTTCGTTGTCTTTGACAACTTCGCCGCCCACATCATGAATGTTATATCTCAAGTTCATAGCAGTTCCTTGGCTTTGTCATCTATGTAGTATTGGCATCTTTGTTCAAGATCAAAATTTGTAATGACAGCATGGTGCAAAGGTAATCTTGGCATTTGATCTCTAGGTCTGGCACTAGAGTGATTATGGAAAAATCCATGTCCAAAATAAACCTTGGGCTGCGGCAGGCGTTGGGCCACTGAGTGTAATAACACATGATGCACATGTTTGTATTCGCCAATGGCATTATGAGTCAGTACTAGATCAAATTGCACTCCTGTGTCGATCAATTTACTCAACACTGCAACTTCATCATTTTGATTGCTCAACGGCACCTTGTCCTGAAAGCCCAAAAAACATGTGGTGATATTTTGCTGACGCCAGTAACTGGCAATCTCTTGTGCCCTGTCACTGTTTTCGTCGTAGGTAAGATACACAATGGTCCAATCCAGTTGTTTTTGTTCTAGCAAAAATGCCTGAGCAAATATCACACAATCGTCAGGATGCGCCACAAGGCACAATCCTTTTTTACTTTTACCTTTGATCCAATTAAACATTACCAAACCTTTCCGTAATCAACTACCTCACACTGTCTGCTGATATCTTTAACAAAGTATGCGCACACAGGATTGTCTCCTGCTGTGAGTGGTACTGCAAGCAACTGCCCGGGCCTGAGCTTGGGGAAATACCACTTGGTGTCATGATATATATCTACAATTTCAATTGGAAAAAACTCTGGCTTAAAACTTTTTAGTGGATTGAATGTAAACACGCTGAAGCCACGATCATTAATACTGGTCAATGGCACAACTTCTAGGTCACCGAAGTCATGTTCACCAATAAGCACTTGCCAATCCACTGGCATTTTGATTGTGTGTGGCCCAATACGCAGCACCAGAGCAGGGCTGTTGAAACTTTCTAAAAATATCAATGGTATGTAAAAGTAATCAGGGTCCTTAGGATTGCTGTTATCAAATACACAAAATCTCAAATCCTCTACTTCGTCTGGAATTTCGTCCATCTCAAACGCTTGATTATCCAGCGTTAAAATTCTCATAATTATTTTCCTCTTCTTAAATCTTTATTGCAGGATACCTTGATCAAGAATCCTTCTCTAGGACTGTGCAACCTATACTGCTTCAATAACAAATTGTTTTTTTCAAGCCAAGCGCTCATCAATGCATATTCTGTAAACATGGCCTTGTGATTGATTTGCAACATCAGGAGCTGTGGAAACAGAGCGCCGCATTGTTGCTTTAGATATGTTATCATGTTTTGCACTGAGTGTGTATGACAAGGACACACACTGGCTTCTCTAGTTCTTAGAGCAACTGTGTGTTCTGTAAAACGCAGTCCCATGAAATCATATGCATGTTCATATTGACTACGATGATGCGAATTTGGGCCAAACCAAGCGTCTTGTGGATCATGTATAGGCAATGCTTGTAGCATACTCTGTCCTTGAGTATCAACAAAATCATTGTATGCAAGATTACCAAAATAAAAATCCTTGCTGTCATTGATCACATACCATTCTGTTCTGATCAATTCAGCAGCAATAATCTTGAGTTGTTGTTGGCTTTGCCAATCATATGCACTCTGTTCTGGCCATATGCTGTTGCTCCACAGGTGTCGTATGGGTAGCATTGAAAATTGTTGCACTACAGATTCAAACTCAGGCAGATATCTGTAATGATCGTTGAATATCAACAGCACTTCTTCTAAATCATCTCTATTGCAGTGAGTCACCAGACTGCGAAGATAACGAGATAACAACAACAGGTCTTTGCTGCAAGTAACCACCACAAAGGTTAACTTGTTGGCTATTGCCATTCGGACTTCTCCACAGCAAATGGATAGTTGGCTTCTCTATAGAACGCCTTGCGTTTGGTAAGGTGCCGTTTGGCAAATTTACAGGTACTGGTCAAATCCCAGATTTGTACAAAGTCTTTGTCTTCTGCTTTCCTAATACCTCTTCCAATAGATTGTATAACCCTAACAAAGCTCTTTCCGGGTTCCACAAGAACCAAATTAAATATCCTAGGAATATTAATGCCCACAGCGGCCACACCATAAGTCGCCACAATAACCTTGCCGTGTGCGGTAGCCACCTCATTGTACTCATCTTGACGATCTGTAGCTTTCGTTGCCCCCGATATGAATACTGCATCTTTGATCCTCTCAGTTAATGCTTGACCAGCTGCCACACGATCAACCAGGATGAGAGTGTTGCCGCTTTCGCGAATACCTTGTACCAGTTGAGCCATGTAGTCTAATCTACCAGCTGTCTCCAATAGGTATTTAAGTTCGCTTTGATAATTGTTGTACTCAACATGATCTGCAAGCTGAACAATGTTCACATGACATTGTGCTAGATGACCAGCTTCTTGCAGTGTTGCTGCTTTCAAACTGCCTACTACCTCACCAATGGCACACTTGATTGACATGAACTCATATTCTTCTTTGGGTATAGTTCCTGTAAGTCCCCAACGAATTGGAATGTGACTCATTACACCTGTCAGCAGAGTTTTCAGTGCATCTGCTTTGGCCATGTGTACTTCATCCACAATAACACACACCACATCTTCCAGGAACTCGCCGATGGTAATGTCAGCTTCTTGGTTCTTGGTATTCTTGAGCAACACATTTAGGCTCTGCCAGGTACAAATAGTGTGCTGACGACCAAACTCTTTTCTATCTCCGTAGAACACACCTACATCTAACTGCATGTTGATATAATCAAGCTCTGTTTGTGTGACCAGACTCTTGTTGGGCACTATGACTATGGAGCGACCGTACTGACTCACTGCGTCACTGAGCGCGGCTGTGATCACTGTTTTGCCTGCACCAGTGGCCACTTCTTGTACACTTTGTGGATTCTCAAAAAAGCGATTGATAATTTCAGCCTGATAGTCTCTGAGACGCATGGGTTGGCCTACCATGGGGTGTCCCTTGGGCCAGGCAATATGACTGTAGCTGTCTTCAGTTATCTGCTTGAATTCAAAGTTGGTTTTATACTCTCTAGTATCATTGACTTCGATGTTGTAGCCTTGCTGACCCAGATAAGACAATATCTCTGGCAATAGATTGATGTAGGTGCTGCCGCCCAATTGGAAAAAACCCACCTTGCCATCCCACCGCCCTAGTCGCACTGCCGGCAGATATCTAGCCCCAGGAATTTCGTACTTGTACTTGTTGGCAAGCTCTCGCCTGTCTGAAAGTTCTAGTCCTTCGATCTTGACATTGACTTCGTCACGGATAATTAGTTTAGCAAACATGTTGTAATTTTAACACAAAAGCAACAGGCAAATCAACCTGTTGCGCAGAGTTTTTCATAACTTTTCTCAATCAAATCTTTCATTTGTTTGTCATGACTTTGATATATTGTGATGTGCAGTCTAGTGTAAGGAGTAGGGTTAACCACAGCATGCCTGCAGCCAACATTGATCATAAACGCTTTACCGTTTTCAAATGGCACGATTCCTGCACCTTCAACTGCAAACTCACAGCCCTGTGGATGATCAATGGCAATGTTAATATTGTCTAGTCCATGACAATCATCTTTGTGCAACCCTATCACTCCATTGGGCTCTAACCCCAACAGTCTAATCTTGTGAAACTGAGCATGCGGCCATTGTTCCTGTAGATATTTTACTGTGTTGGGCATGAGAGTCAGGGCCTGCGCTGTCCAATCATTGACACCCTGCACAGGACCATGATAGTCGCCTGGATCTTCTGCTCCACGACTGTAGATGCCAAGGTTGGTCCAGCCATGACTGTCATGGCTGGTAATAGGCTGTGCCAGCATGTGAGGCATGGCAGCACGAGCTTCTTGCTGAATCATGTGCCAGGGTATTTCAATATCCAGTGGCAAGTAAGGCAACCCACTCTGCCAACATATCCAATCACTGTTGGCTTGATCCACGCGGGGCACCTGTAGAGAATCTGTTCTTACACTGCGCAGGAACGCCTGTGTTATTCCCGGCTGATGAGCAAACTCACTTACTTCTTTTCGCATTATTTGCCTAACTTGTGATTTAGGTACACAATTTTTTCGCTGTTCTGTTGCATCATTTGTTTTTCAATTCCCGGCAACATGCCCGAGTAACTGATCAATAAAGGTATGGTGTCATTGGTATTGATAGGCTTGTGGGTAAACAGCACCGGTGTGGTTATTTCTTTGATACTGTCTAGTTTTTTATTCAACAACAAAGTCACTTGATCCTGTCCCAGCTCTTGTGTTACCAACGCATGTTCGTTAGACAAACTAGGTGCATAGATTATCATGGGCAATCTATTTACCAGCTGAGCATAGCGTAGCAGGCGACTCAACTGATTTTGTGCGCCAGCTAATTCGTATTCTCTACGCAACATGAACACCACTAGATCAGGCCCTAGAGCACTGTCAAGTTCTGTAACCAAATCTTCATGCACAGTATAGCCTAGCACACTTGAAAGATCAACCAGCTGATGCAGGTGTTCATCATCCAAACTCCATCCTTGTGCGTGAATGTAGTCTAACATACCAGGTGAAGCATTTGTTAGTTCCAGCCCCGACTCAGTCCTGCACAGTTGTATCTTGTACGGCTGTTGTTCTACTGCAATAATCTCTTCCAGGTACTGTTCAATTGGTTGGTCAATTTCAAAATTGTGCCCTTTGGCCCAGCTTACTGTGAAATTAATATTGTACTCGCTTACTGCAATGACCCAGACCTTGTTTTCTTTGTCAAAGTGTGCTGACCCTTGTCGTGCTTTCAACAGCTCGCGCAGTTGAGTGATCATATTGCTGTCGTATGGAAAACGAAGATAGATCTTGGAACCGTCGGACCAAATGCGTTTGCTACGATCAAGATAGCGCAAGGGCCTGCGATATTTTGGATCAGTACAAGGCGTCACATCAATGCCCTTGCTGGCCAGTTGACGCTGATACTTGAGAATGATTTTCACAGCCAATTGGGCTTGCTTGTCCGTCATAGCAGTGCCAGCGAGTGTGCTGGATGTCAAGTCATCCAAGAAGCTGGTATCGTATCTGGCAAGACTCACAATAGGACTGAATGCACCAAACAAGTAACCAGAACTTATTTTGCCTGCCAAGTCTCGCTTGCCGGCCAGTACCTCAAGATAGTCTTCAACAAAATCATAGGTCTTCATGGTTGCAGTTTAACAGAGGCAGCATCAGAAGTCAAAAAAAAGCCCTACCATTTCTGGTAGGGCATAAGGTAGATTGCGGAAAGGAGCTAACAAACCACAACCATCAAGCGAGACATTGCCCGCCTAATTCTTAAGCCATCTTCATGCAAGTGGTTTGAGCCATTGCCTTCCAACGCATGGGGAAGCTCTTGTACAATTGAGCAACCTTGATTGCCATGCGCAAGCTCAACTCACGCAAGGACTTCTTGTTAGAATCCATAAACTCAATGATCTCATCTGAGCCAGCTTCGCTGATGTCCATGTCAGCAAACAACTCGCCAGTCTTGGCAATTTGCTTGATGCGCAGGATCTTGTCGCGTTCGGTGTCCAGAGTCAAGTCCAAGTAGTGGCAGCGTGATTGCAGTGCATCCAAGTGATCGCGCAGTTTTTGCGACTTCATCTTGTCAAACTTGAGGTTGGTAATAAAGATAACCGTACCGTTGAAGTTGAAACTGTCTGGAATGCCTTCTTCCTTGAGAATACGGCTCTCACTCAACCATGAAATCTTGCGCTTCTTGCCAGAGTCCAAAGCACCTTTCAGCAAGTTCAAGCTCACATCATCCAACAGGATTGAGTCGCAGTCGTCAAACACAACCACGCAATTTTCGTCCGAGTACTTGTACAGAGTTTGGTACAAGCCAATGGGCGAAGCAGAACCTTTTACAATCTCGGCACGGAGTCGATTGGAGCCCAACATCTGCATCATCTGCACTTTTTCAATCTCACGCTCAACACCATATGACTTACCAACACCAGGAGGGCCGCTGACAATCATGGCACGGATTTCGCCGCCCACGCAAGCCTTGGTCATGTCTGTAAGAATCTCAAAACGCTCAGCGATCTCACCCATGCGCTCTTCGTCGGTTTTGCTGTCATTGATAGCGTCTTGCACATCTGCATCCACAGCCATCACAGCACCGTCAAACTCGTCGGCACCAACAAACTCGTAGTCGCTCATGCCTTCAACTTTGACACGGATTTCTTCTGGGAAGCCAGGAAACTTGCCACCGTTTTTTACAGTAACATAACCACCTTTGGCAGTTTGTTTGAATTGTTCTACCAGCTGGAACACTTTACCCGACACATCGTGAGCACGATAAGCGCCAGACTTAACACGAACGAAAGCAGATTTAGACATACAAGCTCCTTTTTTGTTTAACTATGACTCTAGTATAGCAAAATGGGTATTATTGGTCAACCGGCGCAAACATGCGGGCACCTTCTGCCATAAACACACTATAGGCTTCCATTGTTTTTTCACAGTAAAGCATCTTGCCGTGCTTTTGAATGTCTTGCAAAACTTCTAACAGTCCGATACCCATGAACTCTTGTTCTTTGTTGAGTTGGGCAATAGCTGTGCTAATTTGCATTTGGGGCTCCTTTTGTTTAACTTAGCCTATAGTATAGCAAATGGGCCCATTTGAGTCAACCGGGCTAAAACCCGCACAAACACTAGGGTTTTTGTTGCAAAAAATGTAATACTTAGGGCTTACTCTGCTGTTCTGTAGCACTAAGTTTACACAATAGCAAGAAGTGCTCGTATGCTTGTTTCACGCTTTCGTTGGTCAAGAGCTTTTGTGCTTCTTTGACCAAGGCCTGGCTACCTGCTTCTGCAGCCTCACGACAGCTGCCGCAGGTCATCATGTTGCGGTTGGGATCATCGGGATCCATAGTAGCTAGAAACTGATCAAAGGCTGCTCGTTGTTCCAGCGTGATGCTTCTGGTAGCTGGCCGCAGTTCTGATGCCCTATGGATAGATTGTGAAATTTCATCCTCGCAATAGAGTGATGCTGCCAGTAATGGCACGATGTCTGGATCTACAGCATACCGGCGGCTGGTCATGCCGGGCCGTTTCACCGTCATGGTTGTGCCGTTGGGAATGTAATCAATCATTTCTTGATCGTACTCGCCAATTTCCACATATCGGCGGCCAACTTTTTTGTAAATTCCGGTAGGTTTTTTCATCTAAACTGCTCCAACAAATTTTTTAATCCAAACAACTTTGTGCGATCCATGCTCTGTGCCACATGCACAAATCGAGTGGGTCGCAGATACAAGGTTTTACAAATTTCATTATAACGCTGATTGTACAAATTCCACAAGTGATCCGGAGGCACACGATGTATGTGATGAAGTCCAATGTGCATGAGACTGGCCGGAATCATTTTGAACTGATTGAATATGGTTATGCTGTCCTGCGGATTTTGTTGTCGGCTCCATCGTATGCCAATTCTATTCCACCACAGGTCCATGCCTTTGCTTAGACTCATGGCCACAGATTGTATGGCAGGATGATTGTAGTCAAACACAATGTCTCTTGCGGCTGTTAACCAAGCAGAATCCACATGCACTGGTATGTTTTTTTGCACACATTCGTCTAGAATCTCCTGCATGCGTGGGTGTATGTCATAGTGTCCTGCAAAAGGCATGCTGATCAACAAGGGCCGGTCAGGCTCAAGATTGCCAGGTTGACTGGGCACCAGCCCTGGGTCAAGCCGCCAGTAGTAGGTGTAGTCATGTGCCAACACTTGTATGCCACGGGTCGTGTGCTGTTGCAAAAGATTGTCAATAAAATGGTTTACCCCCATGCAGGCTTCAAATACAGGAAACGCATCCAGTCCAGTGATTTGGTTCAATGAGCTGGATCTAAACCAAGCAGGTGCATCACGCAACCAGGTGCGATGTACTTCAATTGGATCAAGGTCTTGAATGCTGTACTGCCTGCGCACTTCGCAGAGCCAGGCCGAGCTGGCATTTACCGGAGAGCTCTGTGTGCGTTCAGCAAACAGATCTATCAGCTGGTTAGATGTGATACTGCCCATAGTGTGATAGCTAGATAGGTAAGACTATGGGCCAGTTGATCTGCACCCAACCAGACCCAGAACTCATGATCTTGTATGGTCAGCCCGCGCCAGCGATTGATGTTCATTTTGAGCCAGTCAATATGATAGTGGAACAGTCCGTCTGCCAGTGCAGCAAACACTGCAATAAAAGGATTGGTCATCCAACAGAGCACTGCCCAGGTCCCCACAATGTGCATGAGTGTGTGATGTACGCCACCCTCGGCACCGTAGATACCTTTTTGTTGTACCATGTAATCAAATTGTAGTACAAAATCTGCTATGAAATGCTTGGCAAACAGTAGTGCAAGTATGGCAATAGTTAATTGAGCTTCTGTCATGTTGATATTTAACCTACCTAATCTGAAGCAGATTCATTTTACGCACAAGTTGAGCTTCAACTTGTCGCCAGAATCTATAGGCCCAGGTGTTGGGGTACACTTTGTCTATCACATGGCGCACACTGTCAAGTTTACGCCCAATGGTCTCAATTTCATCACCCACAATCACTGCTCCCCTAGTGAATTGAAATCTTGAAATGTTGCGAGGTCGGTACATGGTCAACTGTTAATGGTAGCATAGGGATCATAATTTTCTGGCTGTGGAAAGGCAGCATCCCATTCAGCTGGGTCAATGTTTTCTATGTCTTGCCAATCGTAATCCTTGTCTACTAGCACGCCATCGTCATCGTAAAAAGGATCTTCTATCAAACGACCATATCCGGGTTCGCTCATCATGCTCTCCTATAGTTTGGGAATATTGTAGTTCACACCCTGTGGGCTTGGACGCTTGCGAATGCCCAGCTTGCTCCAATCTTGTTCTAGCATGGCTAGATTCTTTTTGTCCTTTACCGTTGCACCTTCAATTTTGAGCGTGATAAAAGTTTTGTTGTATTTGGGTTCAAAAAATCTACCTGCATACACCAATTCCAACACCTGGCGCATGCGTTCAGCTTGCACCTGTTGTGCAGAGCTGTAGTGTGTTTTGTTTGCACTAGAGCGCATGCGGGCATCACGGGCTGCCCACCATTTGTTAGACGCTTCTTCTGTGTTGATGAATTTTTCCTGCATAGCAAGCTCCTATTTTTTGTAGAGTTTATGCAGTATAAGAAAAAGCCCAATTGTTGTCAACCAAGCATTTGTTGCAATTTTGCTATTACACTGTTTCTAGCATTTCTAGCAACTTGTGCCCATTTTTCAAATAGGGCAAATGATTATGAATCATCACACCCACTTGATTTTTGTGCTCTGGCTGATTGGCTTTGAGTTTTTGGATAGCCATCTGCAACAGATCTATGTGCTGTCTTTGCCATAGTGCATTGATAACATGATTCCATTTGTGTTCGTTCCAGTTGTTCCAGTCTAATCTTTCGCAATAGAATTCTGCTGTTTCTCTGCGTCCAAAGCCAAATATGTTCCAGATACCATGAATACCCATACTATCATGATATTGACCTAGTTCATAGCTGAATCGCTGAGCCAATGGCGTTGGGGCAAATTTCATGCCATAACGACTTTCCAACAAGGGCCTGTGATCTTGCCCTAGACACTTGTCTTCGTTGATAAAACTGTATTTGGCCAACAGTTTGATTTCTGGATCCTGGCAGGCCTGTAGGAACGCAGCACTGCGCAAACTGAGTCCGCCGTTGCCAATGTTTTGACCTTCTGGTTCGTTGGGCCACGGAGCTCCAATATAGTCGTACTCTAAGAACTCTGGTAGCCAGCGATTGCTTTGATGTACCATGCTGTCATATTGGATATACAAAGCATGTCCTTGTGTAACATGCTGAGCTACTCCTTTGAGCATGAGTTCATTGTATTGTCTAAAATTTCGCACTGGCTCATGCGCAATAAATTTACTGCCAGGATAGAAATCCTGATCACTGATAACTATAACTTCTTTTACCGAGGGCAATAGTCTAAGTGTTGTGTCAAGAGCTCGCTTGGTAAGTTCATAATTAATGAACTCAATGGCCACTACGCTGATATCTAAAGTCATTTGAAAATTTGTAACACTTTATCTTTGTTAGGAAATTCTTCTTGAGACATCCATTCAATCATTTCTTCGCACACACTGCTTTGTTTGATCTTGTCTGCTTGAGTTTCCAATAGATCTAGATACCCAACTCCTGCCATACAAACCACAGTGTGATGTGCTCTGTGAACTTCGTTCCAGGTATTTTCTGGTGCTCGTTGGATAAAATATTCAACGGTGTCTCTGGGCATGAACTGAACTATATTCCAAAATCCATGATGTGCCATGGCATCAAATCCATCTGGAGCAAGTTCAATAGAAAATTTATTAGCCACTGGTGCAGGTGCAAAAACCATGCCCTGACTTTCTAACCAAGGCCTATGCACAATAGCAATATAGTTGTCTTCTTGAACACCATGCTCACTGGTTGGATCTAATTGTATATGTGGTGCTTGCAGTGCTTGTAGTAGTCTACGACTGCGCAAACTAAATCCGCCGTTGCCAACATTCTCACCGTGAGGACGCCACGGCCAAACTGCACCAATGTAGTCATTTAACAAAAACCAATCATGCCATCCATCACTTTTGTGAACCATGGCGTCCCATTGCTGAAATATCACATACTCAGTTTCAACATGTTCTAACATGCCTTTGAGCAGGAGATTGCAATAGTTCAGCATATTGCCATGCGGAATTTTTACATGCTTGGAACCTGGTAGAAAATCTTTGTCACTGAATACCAGTGCATGCTTAAAAGGCACTCGACTCAGCGTTTCTTCCATGGCTCTTTTGGCCAAGTCATGATACATAGTTTCTATGGTCACAAGGGTAACATCATTCAAGGTACCACCTGATGGCCCAGATTTTGCATTGCTGATTGTCATTGTATTTCTACTTTAGGAAAGTATTTGAGAAACTTGTCATTTGGATTCATTCGACGGCCAAGAATCTTCTTTTGAATGTCGTCAAAGTAATTCCAGGCCAGCGGAATAAACAGTATCTTGTCGCCGGGCTGATATTGATCCAAATGATCAATACTGACCACAGGTATGCTCATACCAGGCGAGTACTTGCCCTGCTTGAGCTCATTGTCGTCAATGATAAAATCCAGTTTGATCTTGCTAAAATTTAGCAGAGTGTTGCCTTTGGCAGCAGCACCATACCCGCCGAGGATATAGCCCTTGCGTCTGTACAACTCAACAAATGTCTTTAGTTCATCAACCAAGCGTAGTGTATTAGCAGCCCAATGAGCGTAGGTATCGTCTGTGTACAACCCAATGGTATTTTCCATTGCAATAATGTTTTTCACACGCTCAGGACGAGGACGCTTGCTCAACACAAACACATAGCTGATGCCGTGGATGGGAGTTTTGATAGCGTCCACAAGATACAAACCGGATCGTTCGGCCAGAGCCTTCATGCTCTTGACATTGAAGAAACTGATGTGTTCGTGATAGATTGTGTCAAATTCGTCATTTGGAACCATGTCAGCTTGACTGGTACTAACAAACATCAGGCTATTGCTATGCATAACATCTCGAACATTTTCCAGATAATTTACTAGATCAGGAATGTGTGCAAATGCATTTTGACTGGTTATGATATCTATTTTACCATTGGCAGCATGTACAACTTCTGTGGCAGTATCTTTGTTCCAGAAATCACACACCACACGATGCCCGCTGCGTTGACTGACAGGAAACAAATTTTTAGCAGGGTCAACTCCGTAGGTTCTAAGGCCTTCGTCGATGAAAAAATTCAATTGACTGCCATCGTTACAGCCAATATCCAACACAGTTTCTGGATTATGACCGGCGTGTGAGCGATACAATTCCATGGCAAATTTAGCATACCAGTGCATGTAATGTAGATATGTTTTGCTGGTTCCACTCACATACAAATAATGCTCGTAGATCAGTTTAGGGTTCACTGCATGTGTGAGCTGTAGGTGATGGCAGTCTCGACACATGTTCACAGCCAGCGGAAAATACGGCTCACTGTCGCCGGGCTCTTCCTTGAACGCATTGGCCAATGGCTGATCGTTTAAGTCCAGCATGAGCACTAGATTGTGTCCACCGCAGGCCAAACAAGAGTTTAATTGAGTAATATCATTCATTGTCTAAGATCTTTTCTAGTGCGTTAAAGATTTTTTGATTGTCAAAACTTTTACTACAGGCCCACTTAACTGCATTTTCGCAAACAAGTTCTCGCACCGGAGGTGTCTGTCTTGCATAACAACCTAAACATTCCACATCGCTGGTCACAACAGTAATATCTTTACCAAACTCACCGCTGCGTGTGGGCAGTATTTGCTCTGGCAACAGATGGCTGATCAATGCCACCATTGGTGTGCTAGTGGTGCCAGCAATATGAAAAGGTCCACTGTCTGGTCCGACAAACGCACGAGCTTTGGAAATTAAATATTGAATTTCTCCAATACTTAATTGTTCAACCAGATCAATATAACGATCTGGTTGTGGTGGCACACGAAAATCGTATTTGGCCCCAACTGCCACAACTTTCATGGTAGGATATTTTTCATGCAAGCGAGTGAACATTGAGCTCCAGATTTCCAAATCAATGTTTTTGTTTTCCCAAGCCCAACGACGCATGTGTACCACAATGTAATCACTGTTGATTTCTTCAATCACTTGATCCACATTGGATTTTTCTTCATCTGTGGGAAATATCTCCGGAGAATGGTCAACTGCCAGGCCTTCTTGGCCAAATGCTCTGTACAAGTAACTGTCCACATAGTGACTGGTCACTTGTTCTTCATAGGCATCATTGAGATTGACATACAAGTCCCAAGGATCTGCTTTTTGCATGTCGTCGGGTTTTACCACTTGACTCACATGAGGATTATTATGCAATACATCAGGTTCTTCTGTAACCACTTGCAAAAAAGCATCAGGATGTCTACGACGCAGTTCTCGCAGCACAGGTGTGATCATGACTAGATCTCCAAGTGCTCTACGACGGTCAACCAGAATTCTAGTTTGGTGACCTCCTTTGTATTCTGTTTTAGCGTACATATTCGCTTTCTGGATAGTTGTTTTCAAAATGCCAACCCGGAGTTTGTTTGCCCGGAGTGTTGGCTATTTCAAACCAAGTTGGGTTAGCACTGCCAATCCAGGCTTCATGGTCGTAACGGAAATTACCGCCATCTAGCACTGCTCCGGTGAGCTTGCTAGGAGTGCCCCATGCATACTGCTCTGGAGAAGTTAGAGCAGTGAGTTTTTTGATATAACTGCTCTTGCTCCACCAAAAATTACCTGAACTGTGCAACCACGGTTGTTCAATGACATTGGTACCCACTAGGTCGTAGCCACTGTCTAGTTTTTCAACACAGGTACGCCAATTGTCAATCATCCAGTATTCCATAAAGTTGCGCCAGTCTGTAACGCGGCCGTCGCCCAGCCTACTGAGTCCTTTAAGGTGGAAGTAGAATATATTGTACTCCTCATCAGCAGCATCACAGTTGCGCTTGACTAGATCCAGTGTAGGATATTCCCACAAATCTGTTCTGTTGCTGGTATGAATAAATTTTATATTTCTTTCATTGGCCAGCACATTCTGTGCATCAATAAAATTAAGCTCGTTGCCATTGGTGCACAAAAATACAGTTTCTGCTGTTTCTAACAACTCATGCTCGCTGAGTCTAGTCAACTGCTCACTCATGAGTTCATGTGCTCCTGGCAAATCGTTTAGGTGCATAAAAATTTTAATCTTGTTCATTTTAGTCCTTTATAAACACTTTCAGCTGTGGCCACTTGGCTACGCTTTTTAATAAGTTCCATGATTTCTGGATTATCTTTTTGATCTTCTCGAGGTACGAATAGTGCTTTGCCTCGATCGCTAGCATCCGCAGCTGGATCCGTGACATAGTAAACGGCAAGGCTTTGACGCATGACCCCTGCTGGACAAACAAGGTCCTTGGGTAAGCCATGCCACGAATATTGAGTCGTGTCAAAGAGCACTGCACGGTTGAATCGATTTTCAACTGTGGTGACCAACTCTTTGGCTCTTGCTGTTTCTGAATCATGACTCCATAACTCCAACCCACCTCCCCAGTCCGCACTCCAATCAGGTGTAATGTACACAATTAGATTGTAATGTCTTTCTAATTTTAACTTAGGATGTATGCTGTAGTCAAGATGTATATTCAACTTTCCGGCCTGGGTATGAGCATGCCATCCGCCGCCGTGTAGTCCTACATCTGCCTTGACTTCTGTGTTGCCTGTGATTTTGCTCACTATGGTTTCGAACGCTGTGCTGCACAGATAATGCAAAACAGAGTAAGTGGTAGCAGGAAACTTATCCCAATGATTACAGGCTTTTTTGTTTTCTATGGGATTGTTGTAGTGTGCATTCCAAACAGGGCTGTCATAATCTGGAAATTCTTTTACCAATTGCTGAACTGTTTCTTGTGTAAAGAAATTGTCCATGACAATATAATTAAACGGCTTGTTGGCAAGAAACTGTGTTTGTAGTGCTTGCCAATCTCGTTGAGTCAGAATATTATCCATGCTTTCCTTAGTTCACAATTGGAATTCCATTTGGAGCGATGTTTCCGTAAACACCCACTTGGTCAACTTCGTACACATGCTGTTTGGGAATAGCGTGGTATAGGCAGTGTTCAATGTCAGCATATCCGCCCATGCTCATGCGTTGTTTCATGTAGTCGCGCCCGGTTTCGTACCAGGCAATCATGTCTGCATGCATGGCTTTGGGCCAGCTGAGTAATCTGCACATGTACTGCATGTTCAACCCAGTTACTTCAATTGGAAACTGACTGGCCACACTCTTGCCAATTACCACCTTGTCTTTTACTTGTGGTTGATTGTAAAAGTCAATGTCAAATTTCTCATTGAGCAGATATCTTCCACTCATTTTGAAAATTCTATCTTGATCATCAATTTCGCCAGCATCCTGTAGCGTTCTAAGACTGATAGGAAAAGTAGTTAGCTCGGTTAGATTCTTTACAACATCCCAATTGTTGTACCAACTTGGATTGTTGTAAATGTAGTTCACTTCGCTGTTGGTAGTGAAATCAATGTACAAATCAGCAGCGTCCATGAGTGCTGTTTCCACAGTTGAATGAACACCAGCGCCACTTACTTCATTGACTACAATTTTACAGCCCGGCACACGCTCGCGAAGGCATGCAATGGTATCCAGCGTCATGTCGCGACGCTGTTCCCAGGTATAGATACCAAAGCGAGTGTGTACTGCTGATGTTACAATAAAAGTTGTTTTCATTTGCGCAACCAACGATCGTTGATCAGGGTCCAGTCCACTACTTCTTTCACACGCTCAGACAGTTTGATCTTGGGAATCCATCCCAGACTTTCTAGTAGGCCACCGTCCAGTGCATAGCGCAGATCATGTCCCGGGCGTGAGCTGTGGAAATCAACCATTTCATACTTGAGCTCTTTGCCTTGTGCTCGTGCAATAATGTGTGCCAACTCAAGGTTGTCAATTTCTTCTGGACCAACCAAGTTAAACTTGGGACACTTGGCACCGCCGTAGTCGCTTTCGTGCTTGTAGTTTTGCAGTTTTTCCAAAACAAACATCAGGCCATCAGCCACATCTTTGGCATGAATGTAGTGCCGTGATCCTGCTTGTGTTTTGGTTGGGTCGCTGTGTACAGTAACCACTTCGCCATCACGCACTTTTTGGATCACCATGGGAATGTATTTTTCCGGATGCTGGCGCTCGCCAAACACATTCATGGTATGTGTGACCACAATAGGCATCTTGTAGGTGTTTTCAAATGCCACACACAGTTCTTCTGCAGCCGCTTTACTCGCTGAATACGGATTGGTTGAATTGTACCGATCGTACTCTTTGTAGTTCACGCCAGGAGGTGCTGGACCAAACACTTCGTCAGTTGAGAAGTTGATAAATCGTTCTAGATTGGGCAGGGTTCTAGCCCACTGTAGCAGGTTAACTGTGCCTACCACATTGTCCATAACAAACTCCATTGGGTACTCAATGGAACGATCCACATGTGACCCTGCGGCAAGATGCAGTACATAGTGAATGTCTCCAATCATGCCTGATGTGAGTGGACTAATTTCTGCTTTGAGATCATGGAACACTGGCTTGACCCGTTTACGAATTTCTGGTGCATGATCCTGCATCATGTCTGCCAGACGATTTAGGTTTCCACTGAAATCCAATCGATCCAGTGTGACTATGTTCCAGTCAGTTGTGCGTAGAATGCGATCAATAATATGATGCGCAATGAAACCGGCGCCGCCGGTTATGAGGACATTTTTACTCAATTTGATTCTCCAAAGATCATTGATGCTATTATTTATAGTTGGCATTTTGAGCCAGTGTGTTTTTTAATACGCCTTGCTCTGTACTATTAAATATCGTATACTCTACTATAGATTATTTTTCAATGGAGATCAAGTGAAAAAGGCACTCATCACAGGTATCACTGGCCAAGACGGCTCTTACCTAGCAGAACTACTGTTAGAAAAAGGCTACGAAGTTCATGGACTGGTGCGCCGCAATTCAAATTTTGAAATCATTCCCAACATACAACATATCCGTAATCAAATAACTTTGCACTACGGTGATCTAACTGACAGTGGTAATCTTCGTAACATCATGCTGCGAGTACGCCCAGACGAAGTTTATAACTTGGCTGCACAGAGTCATGTGCATGTGAGTTTTGATGTGCCAGAGTTCACAGCTGAAACAAACGCAGTTGGTGTGCTCAACATGCTAGAAGCTGTGCGAGCACTACACGCAGAACAGCCTGTGCGCTTTTATCAGGCCAGCACCAGTGAGATGTTTGGCAAAGTTCAGGAAACTCCGCAGAAAGAAACCACACCGTTTTATCCAAGATCACCGTATGGAGTGGCCAAGGTGTATGGCTACTGGATCACCATAAACTATCGTGAAAGCTACGGATTGCATGCCAGCAACGGCATACTGTTCAATCACGAAAGTCCTCGCCGAGGCGAAACTTTTGTAACTAGAAAAATCACCAAAGGCATCGCACAGATAGTTGCAGGCAAACAAAAAGAGTCCATTAAATTGGGCAATCTTGATGCTGTACGAGACTGGGGTCATGCTCGCGACTTTGTGGAAGGCATGTGGCTGATGCTGCAACAGGACCAGCCCGGAGACTATGTGTTGGCCACTGGCGAAGGATACACTGTGCGGGATTTTATCAACATGGCCATGGTAGCCAACAATATCAGTTTTGCCTGGTTTGGTAACGGCATCAATGAAAAAGCCATTGATTTGGTCACAGGCAAGGTGTTTATTGAAGTAGATGAAAAACTGTATCGTCCTGCAGAAGTAAGCGTGTTGTGCGGTGACAGCAGCAAGGCTCAGCAGCAGTTGGGGTGGTCAAGAAAATATGACATCGAAGGCCTAATCCGAGACATGGTAGCACATGATCGCGCAGAGGCAGGCCTATGAAAGTAGTGATTGCCACTGGTGGCTTTGACCCCATACATTCAGGACACATTGCATATTTTGAAGCAGCAGCCGTACTAGGTGATATTCTATTGGTTGGATTGAACAGTGACGCATGGCTGCGCCGCAAAAAAGGGCGTGCATTCATGCCCTATGCAGAACGCAGTGCAATTATAAAGAACCTGCGCATGGTTCATCAGGTGTTGGAACTACAAGACGACGACGGGTCTGGTGCCGACGGCATCCGGCAAGCTCGTGCGCTGTACCCAGACGCAGAGATCGTGTTTGCCAATGGCGGTGACCGCAATGCCAGTAACATTCCCGAAATGGAAATTTTTGCCGATGATGCTAAATTGCATTTTGAATTCAGTGTGGGCGGTGACTGGAAACAAAACAGCAGTCGCTGGATCCTGGATGAGTGGAAGGCTCCTCGCACAGAAAAACCCTGGGGAGAATACCGACTGTTACACGACTATGGCCCAGAAGCCAAACTCAAAGAACTCACAGTTGATCCAGGCCAAAGCCTGAGCATGCAACGACATAGCAAGCGTTCGGAGTTCTGGTTTGTTGCAGAAGGGCAAGCAACAGTGTACACTCTTAATCGCAAAACAGATGCAGAACTAGTGGGTGTGTTTGGTAAACATCAACATATCTGGATCAGTCGAGGTGAATGGCACCAGTTGGCCAACGAAACTGATCAACCACTACAACTGGTAGAAATACAGTACGGCGAAGACTGTATTGAAGAAGATATTGAAAGGAAATAAATGACTCAATTACGCTGGCCCTTGATGAAGAATGCTGTTACCTGGGGCGACAAATATCAAATGGTAAAATTCTTGCTCACTAGTGATCGCTACACCAATGGACCACGAGTGCGAGAGTTTGAAGCACAATGGGCAGACTGGGTTGGCAGCAAACACGCACTCATGGTAAGTTCTGGTTCAACTGCCAATAGTTTGCTGGTCGCGGCTGTTAAAGAAAAACACGGATTAAAAGACGGCGACAAATGTCTAGTACCAGCTTGTACCTGGGTCACCAACATCAGTCCTGTGTTTCAACTGGGCTTCAATCCCATCTTCTGCGATGTTAATCTAAAGAATTTTAGTTTTGACTTAGAACACATGAAAGCAATTGCAGCAAAGCATCCAGATATAAAACTAATTTTTGTAACTCACCTGCTTGGCTTTCCAGCCGACACTCGTGAGTACCAAAAAATATTTCCTAACGCTATTATAATTGATGATGTTTGCGAAAGTCACGGTTGTTTAGATGACGATGGCAATAGAGTTGGCGCTAATAGTGTTGCTGCTAGTTTTAGTTTTTACTTTGGTCATCACATGACCACTATAGAAGGTGGCATGGTAAACACCAATGACAGCGATTTGTACGAACTCATGCGTATGAAACGCAGTCACGGACTGGCTCGTGAAAGTGGTAATTTGAAAAAGTATGCTGATCAGTATCCAGAAATACACAGCCAATTTCTGTTTATGACAGATGGTTACAATTTCCGCAGCAGCGATTTTAATGCTGTACTAGGCATGAGTCAACTCAAACGACTGGACAGTATGATTGAACAGCGCCGTAAAAACTTCGAACAGTTTGTGCATATCATGAATGCACATCAAGACAAGTTTTATCCTGTGTACAATGACATTGGCAACAGCAACTTTGCGTTTCCTTTTATTTGTAAAGATCCTGCGTTGACCAAACGCATTAAAGAAACTTTTGAAAAAAATGGTGTAGAACATCGTCCTATTGTGGGCGGCAACTTGTTGCGTCAGCCGTTTCTTAAAGGTTACAAGTTCGGCGTGCCTAAGAAAAACAGCAATGTGGATTTGCTCAATGACAACGGTGTGTACATTGGCAACAGTCATTTTGTTGACGGGGAAGACATGGAATGGCTAGCAAACACTTTAGAAAGCATGTAATGGAAAAAACCAATCAACTTATGGCACCTATTAGTGTGGGTGAACTCTACGACAAGATCAGTATTTTGGAAATCAAGCTCATGCATGTGGGCGACAATAGTGCCAAGCGAGTCAACATTGATACAGAACTGGTAGAACTCAAAGAGATTCGTCGCTGCCTTAAACTACCAGATAGTCTAAACAAACGAGCCGAGCTTGAATCCATTTACGAAGATCTAAAGAAAACCAACCTGGCCATATGGAAAATTGAAGACAATATCCGCAAATGCGAAAAAGATCAAAACTTCGATATGACTTTTATTGCATTTGCCAGACAGATATATATTAACAACGACCTAAGAGCTGAAATCAAACGCAAGATAAATGAATTCATGCACAGTCATATCATTGAAGAAAAAATTTACTAATGAAAAAGATTTGCTTTTATAATCACTGGCACAACGGAGATGTTTTTAGTGGCAAAGGCTACATGCTAGACATCATGCAACAACTTGGTCCTAGATATGAATTTTCTCATGCCCAACTTAACAGTACAAAAAGCATGCGCGACTTGCCTTGTGAACACATTCACACAGACCAACTACCACCTCAGGTCACTGCTCACATGCGCTATATTGATGTAAATGGTACATTTTACATCAATACCTGGGTAGGAGCCTACGGCAATGCTGTTATTCCGCAGGGAGAACATCATGCCAATTGGCCCAGTTTGCTTACCATGTGGACACACATCATGGAAGTGATCAAATTGAATCTTGCTCCAGAACTATCTATGCCAGGCGATCAGGGCCAAGTGGACATCAGCCGTTACATTCCCAGCACAGACTGGACGCCGTATGATACAGGACCGGCTGTGGAATTTTTAAGTGGGAAAAATCGTGTGGCATTGTTTTGTAACGGGCTGGTGCGTAGCACTCAAAGCCATATTGGCCTAATGGAAGATGTACTAGAACAACTGTGTGCAGACTACAAAGACATTGCCTTTGTTTGCACTTCAAAATTTGACAACACTTTCAATGCACCCAATCTGTATTTCACAGATGATATTTTTGCCAATGTACAAGAAGGCGACATCAATGAAATAGCTTTTCTAAGCACCAGATGCGAACTCATAGTTGGTAAAAACTCTGGACCGTTTATGTTTGCACACCTTAAAGAAAATGTGTTTGACCCAAATAAAACTTTTTTTAGTTTAAGTCATCGCCCCAGCGACAGTTATGCATACAATGTAAGCGGTCTACCTTGTCGTTATTATCATTACAGTGAAGAAGCTGGCGCATCAATTGTGGGTCATTTGCGCAGGGCTATAGACGAAAAGGGCTTGCCAAGCCCTAGACAAATGATAGTGCTAGATTAATTACTCGTCTAGGCCTTTGGCATCAAGGTGCTGCTTGAGAACACGCATGAGTTTACGACTGGTATCATAAACATACTCGCGAGTTTCGCCGGCTTCGTCACTAACAACCAGAATGTAGCCATTGGCAACTTTACGAATTTCAAGATTTTCAAACATAGTAGTTCTCCAGGAGAGTGAATATGTTTAATTTTAACTGTTCTGCTGGTCAAAGTCAACCAGGTATTTCTTCAATTCATTCATAACTTCCCAGTCTGGTGTTTGATCAGCATTTTGGTCTAGTGCCCATGCGCACAATTGGGTAGTCACAGGGTAATCGAACCAAGCATGCACAGTCATGTTGGTCCACAATCTCCAGAGATGCTTGGCTGTGGTCGGCCAGCACTCTAGTTCACGAATACAAGCTTCTCCAGCGGGATCTACAATTAAATCTTGTTTGAAGTATTTGTCTAAATGTCCTAGCTTGATCAAGTCTACGCCATTTAGTTTGAAACCTTTGATCAGTAGTTGTCTACAACTATAATGATTATGGTCACCGCCTGTCCAGAAATGTGTTTTGTCAGCAGGCTGATTTAACAGCATGACCGCAAGGTTACTGTTTGCAGGTAGACTACCAGTAATGGTTATTGTCTGCGCATGTTCAATCTTTACAATCAAATGCTTGTTGCCAATTTGTATTCCAAGTTCTGGTTGCCATGCAGGATTATCACTTTCAAAATCAACTTCTAGTTCTAGCAACACTTGATCAGCATTTGCAATCAATGTTTGTTGTAAATCAGCAGGCATGAACACACGATCACCTAACCTGTGGTCCCCTGTGATGTTAGCATGCGTGTCAAAACTGTAGTTAGGCAATTGAAAAAAATTCATAATTTCTTTTCTCTTGCTACGAATGGTGTTCATCATAAACAACAGTTCATAGTAGTTTCTACTCACAGGCAAGTTCAACAAACAACAAACTTCTTGCATGATCATCCTACGGCGTACTCTTTCCAAGTAATGTAGTTCAGGATTAACTCCTGCGGTCCAAAGATCACCAAAATCGCCAATGGTCATTTGGTATTCTTGTGTCAAGTCTTCAACTGGTGTGTCATATGCAAACTGATAAGGAGTACCAAGACTAAGTTTCTGCAGAGTGCCGTCTGCTGCATATCGTTGGTATCTGTGGAACATCAACACAGTATCTAAAAAATCCTGCCAGGTTTCAGTTGGGTATCCACTAAAGAACAGCAATACCGCAGTGATATTGTTTTTGCTGAAATGTTGCATTTCTACATCCAGATCGTCGGTGCTGAATTTCTTTTTCATTTGATTGCGCACACTGTCACTGCCGGTTTCTACGCCAATGGCAAGTCCTTGTGCACCGGTGGCACCCATGAGTTTATAATATTCAGCCGGTATCTGATGAGCTGGTCTAGTGATATAATGCCCAGTCCACACCATGTCTTTATCAATTTTGCCTGTGTTTTTGTAATCTGTAACCTTGTTGAGAAAATCCATAAAGGCGGTCATGCTGCCATTGGCCAAACTGTCTGTGATGTAAAATTCTTTAGCTCCGTACTTGTGGCCAAGATATGCCATTTCATCTGCCACATGATGTCCGTCTTTGAACAAAAACTTAGGCCAAATTTTAGGCACATCACAAAATGTGCAAGCTCGTACACAACCTTTACTGCCACTGATAGGCAGTGCAGGTTCATGATGCCATGGATAGCCTGCTAGATCATAATCATCAAAGTCACTGTAGGGAATTTCGTTCATGCGTATGTGTTCAATAGGAGCAGACCATTTTACTGGTTTACTGCCGCCGTTCAACCAATCACGAATAGCTTGCTCACTGTCTCCTTCAATCACAGCATCAGCAAGTCCTGCTTGTAATATCCAGTCTTTGTAGTAGGTGTCTTGTTGTGCCTCGGGCAATCCAGCTTGTGCTATGGCAGCAAGATAGCTTTTTCTGTCAGGGCCAAACAGCGTACTAGTGACTCCTCTTCCGCCGCAGAGAATTTGTACATCAGGCAGGTGTTGTCTTATTGCTTGTGCCAACAACAAACTGCTCTTGTGGCTCCAATAACTAAACACACTGATACCAACCCAGTCTGGTGCATATTGTTTCAATTTGGCCACACTGAGTTTGATCCAGGTGTCAATGTCTTTGCTTTGAGCATCCCCTAGCACAAGATAATGCAAACTGTCAACAGGTTTACTCCATTGACTTGGAATCACCAGTAGTGTTTGCAGTTCATCATATCTTGATAAATTTCTTTGTGCTACACCGTTGAACAAATCGTATGCAAAATCAAAACATTTGGCTTCATGCCCTTCGCTACGAGCAATGCTCTTTAGAATAGCAGGAGCACCGGCCGGATAGTGCAGGCTCCATGCAGGAATGTTGACAAACGCTATCCTCATTGTGCAATTGTTTCGCTATAGGTCTTACGACTGGCTAGACTTATTATTTCATTGGGCGTGGTACTGCGCAGTAGCATCACATTTGGATGAACAAATGTGCCTGCAGCCACAGTGGTAAGACTTCTACCTGCCTTGCTGCATAAGCCAAAATACACATCCTGTTCCACAGTAACCAAACTGGTTATCAATACCTGTCGTTGTAGCACCACATTGTGCGCAATGTTGCTTTCGTGCCCAACAATTACATAGTCATATATCAAACTGTGCGCACCTACAACTACTTCTGGTTCAATGGTAGCATACCCATACACCGCAGTGCCCGGAGCAATTTTAGAATGTTTACTCACACTAGACAAAGGCGATACTAAAGTGGCCAATGGTAGTTGTAGATCTTGCAACAGGCCTAGTTGTCTAGCTCTTTTGATTTTATTTCGTGTGCTGGCGGCGTCTGGAGTCCAATTGGTAGCACATATAAACTGGCAGTCTTTGTAAGACTGTAGATCTTCTTCTGTGCCTATTACTGGAATATGCTTGTAGTATCCTTGGCCGTGGTAATCATTGTCAATAATGCCAAGTACCTGGATCCCCACACTCTCCGCTAGTTCTTTCAGTTTGTAGATGTTACTGTTGGAACCTAAAAATATCAGTGGAAGACTGGTATCATTGTACATGTTTCAGCACCACCATGGCTGGCTCATAGTGCTCGATCGTGGCACGAGCATCAGCTGAACACATGGTGCAAATTTTGTTATTTGGTTTGCCAAAGTCGTCTATCAGCGGTTGTAGATCTTCATCTACTCCAAATCCTTTGTACTTCAAGTACTGCTGCCATTCTGCATTGTCCGACAGTTCATGTATGTTCAATAGGTCACGGAGGTTGGCAATTGGACCGCACTTGTAGATTCTATTTTTGTACAATATTGGATCAGCAGGTGCTCCACATGCAGAGTGACTCAACGAAGGATGCTTGCTTTTCCATGGTCGTATGAGTTTAAGAACACCGTGATAGGGCTTGGTAAATCTACGCCACATGCTCACAGTTAAAGTAACATCATTGTGTACAAGTTTGATTGGAATATCTTCAACACCACTGGCCACTGCAACCCATTGCGGATCTATATCCATTGTTTGTGCAAGCACATCTTTATGCAGTTGTTCTGCAGGAAATCCTTGCAAATGAAAACTAACATCCAATGTTGCATTACCAAGTTCTAGTAGCAACGGTAGCACCGACACTGTTGTAAGATGCATGCCATTGGTAACTACTTTGATGTGACTGCTAGGAAAATATTGCCGTACCTTGCGTATCCATTCTAGTATGTCTGGATTAAGCAATGGTTCACCACCGGTGATACCAATGGTGTCCACTGTAAGAACTTTGCTCCATGCACTCAGCCATTCTTCGCCTTCGGCAATACTGACACCGCCGGTGCGAGGTTGGTCACTCATGGTAACACAGCCAAAGCAGCTGAGGCTGCAACTGTATTGAATCATGATGTCAAGTTTTGGTAATATGTGCATGTTATATTGTCCTTGGAGCGGGCGATGGGATTCGAACCCACGACATTCTGCTTGGAAGGCAGAAGCTCTACCACTGAGCTACACCCGCATTTTAATTTGGTGGGCTGTGAGAGTTTCTAACTCTCACCCCAAATTTTTATCTTCCTCGTCCTGTATTCCTCATTACTTTTTGTTGTGGTACTGCCATTTGCGTGGTCTTCATTGTCTGATTCTTTTGAATCTGTTGATGTGGTGCTTTAGATTCTTTGGTTTTTGGCGTTTTGCTTTTTGAACGAGGATCACCCATTTTTTTCTCCTATTGGTTGAAATGGAGCGGGAGACGAGGTTCGAACTCGCGACATCTACCTTGGCAAGGTAGTGCTCTACCAGCTGAGCTACTCCCGCGTACATTTACTTATCATCCAACAAAACGCTACCACTAAATATTGCTATGACCCTATCAAAAGAGCCGTTGTGTCAAGCTCCATTCAAGAACATAAGAATTAGCATGATTGGTACGAACCAATCAGTGTACCGTCCTTGTTGTAACTATGTTGATTATAACATTTCACATAAAAATGTCAATGATTATTTGACCAGTGCTGAATTACTTGATCTTAAACAACAAATGTTCAAAGAGAATTTACCGTCAGCTTGCAACACCTGTGTACAAGAAGAAGGTCAAAATCAAGTGAGCTTGCGACAGCACATGAATGCCAATAGAATTCCATATGGTAACAGCATAGCTCAACTGGAGGTGTTTCCCAGTAATGTGTGTAACTTGCGTTGTTTAATGTGCAACCCTGTGAGTTCTAGTACTCTAGCAGCGGAATACAAAGCTGTTGGCTGGTTGAGCAATTACGACGAAATTGACACAGTGGATCAAACTCTCAAGGACATTGCAGCACTGCCAGAATTACACACTGTTAGTTTCATAGGCGGAGAATTTTTCTTGGCCAAAAGAGCAACGGAAATACTCAGTCTAACACGCGAAAGAAAATTAGCAGTTAGACTGGTTACCAATGGCACCATTGTGTTGCCACAACATCTTGATCATCTGGCTCATATACAAGATCTAGAACTGCAAATCAGTATTGATGCTACTCAACAGGCCTACGAATTCATGCGGTATCCTGCAACATGGTCTAAAGTTGATGCCAACATTCGCTTGCTGAAAGCATCATTGCCTCAGGCAAGAATCAACTTTAATTATGTGGTGCAGCCGCTTAACATAGTGTATTTGGTAAAAACTCTAGAATATGCCAATTCTTTACGCATACCTTTACGCACTACCAATTTACTTGGACCGCTTTGGCTTAACTGGCACATTTTGACAGTGCAGGAAAAACAACAAATCTCGTCAACAGTAAAAGCACAATTTAACAATCAGCTGGCACAGAAACAACAGACACATGTGGAAAGCATACTAAGAACCATGGAATCTTGCGAATATCGTGAAGACTATAGACAAGAGTATTGCCGCAGAATGAACACCCTGATGCAACATAGAAAAATCGCGGATAGTATTATCCGCGATCATTTCCAGCTGGTCCCAACCTTGGCTGATTTTATTCAGCGTCCTTAGACTTTTTTCCACTGCGAGCTTGAGTCTGTGCCACACGCACATAGTCGCGAATAAATTGTCCTCTATCGTGCTGATTTAGAATAGTTGCAGCCAGACGCTTGACAGACTTGTTGATTTTTACTGTTCTTGAATCGTATCCACGGCAAGTCATTATTCGACCCTTTCAATAAGATGATAACCAAACTGTGTTTGGACTGGCTCACTGATTTCGCCTATGCCTAGGCCAAACGCAGCATCTTCAAATGGCCTTACCATCTGGCCACGCCCAAATGATCCTAGATCGCCACCGTTGGCTTTGCTTGGACACATGCTGTGTAACTGCGCCAGTTCAGCAAAATTACTGCCTTCGTCAATCTTGGCCTTTAATGTATTGGCGGTGTTTAGATCGCTTACCAGAATGTGTCTGGCTCTTACTGCTGTTGTCATTGATTTTCCTTTCTAGTCGATGATGATTTGTCTACCGGTGTTGATTTGGTTTGCTACTCGTTCCACAATGTAGAACAATGTTGCGTTGACAATAGTTTGTGCCACTGCAAATGCAAATGCCACACTGTTGTTTTCTGTGATGATAAGTCTTGCCAAAATTGTTGCAACAACAATTACTATGATTCTATATGTAACTGTTTTGACAAAACTGCGCAGGTAACTTTCTGTTCCACTGTCAGTGCGACGCCAAGAGAATTTGTTCCATATTCTATCGTGTGCGTAGTACATGATTGTGCCAAGTATCACACTGGCTATGGCCATGGTTCCAGAAGTGGCTGAGTCTGCACCCAGTGCAAGTGAAATGCAATAAACAGCAATAGTACAAAGAATTCTATAAATTACTGTTTTGGTAATGGTTCGTGTGTGCGATTCTTTGACTAACATAATATCCTCTTGAAAGTGTCTGGCTACTGGTCCTCACCAGCCCCGGACTGAGCAGTTACTCTGTCCACTGCGCTATCTCCTCTGGAAGGGTCGCAAGCCGCCCGCCCACGGCAGTTTGAGTATCCCCTAAAAAGGGACTCTGGGCCAGGTCCGTGTGTGCCCAGCGGTTTCTATGGTGATCGCCTCCACCCACTTTACTAACAGGAAAGTGTAACCGAGGTTGGTTGCAGAGGCAGGATTCGAACCTGCGATTCCCGGCTTATGAGACCGGACGGATGACCACTTCCATACTCTGCGTCTGATTTAATCTCGCTTGCTACCAAACAACTGTAGCAAAGCAATAAAAATATTGATAAAATCCAGATACAAGCTCAGAGCGCCTAGTGTGCGCACCTTGCCATCATCATTGCCGCTGTAGTAGATTTCCTTGAGTTTCTGAACATCGTAGGCAGTGAGTCCTACAAAAATCAACACGGCCAACACATTGATTACTTGTGCAAGTACCGGCAATGCTAGCCAGATGTTCACAACACTTGCTATGATGATACCAATCAATCCCACAAACAGGAATGACCCCATGCTGGTTAGATCGCGTTTGGTTGTATAGCCCATGATTGCAAAAGTGGCAAACACGCCAGCTGACACCAGAAACGCTGTGATAATGCTGGCCCCTGTGTACACAAGAAAAATACTGCCCATGCTTAGGCCTTGTGCCACAGCAAATCCAATAAACAACAGGATCAAGGTATTGACACTAAAGCGTTCTGAACCAAAACTCATGGCCAACACAAACGCCAGTGGGCTCAGGATGATCAACCAGGTAAGGATGCCGCCTGTGTATAAAAATGGCATCATGCTGGCCAGTCCGGCTGTGACGCCAGAAATAACCAGAGCTGCTGTCATGCGCATGAACACATCACGGAAAAAGTTCTGCACTCCAGAGTCGACGGTTTCAATTGCTGTAAAAGAA